TGTTATGCGTAATATCAGTTCTGATCGAACTGCCTTTGCCCGTGAAAATGGAGATCGCTAGGTCATACTCGCGAAGCACCGAATAAAACGGATTGCCCGGTTGTTCGGTGCCCGACATGGTACAACTATCAATCTTGAACCCACTGTTAGTAACGCGGAAGATTTGGGTTTGGCCCGTGGTCATATGGGGATTCCACAACGTTGCCCCGGCCGCACACTGGATGGCCGAATTTGAAGGCGGCGTAACCGCGGTGAACACCAAGCCATTGTAATTTGCCGGAAACACTAGATTCTGGCCATTCGTTTTCGCCTGATTCAGCGCATTACCAATCGCCGCTGAATCGTCATTCCCCACTATCCAGAATGCGCCCGCGCTGGCATTAAAGCCTATGCCACTACTACCGCATCCGGCCGTTTTGCTTACCGTAAGCTGTGAACTGGATTGCACCGAAGCCACCGTGCCTTCGCACGCCACGCCGGTATAGCAAGCGTACCCGGACCAGCACCCCGCGGTGCTGTTCGGTGCGCCCCATTGCATCAGCGAAATGCGCTTCCCGGCCATCCCGTTGGTGAATTGGTTTGCGCTGCTTTGTAGTACCCAACTATTGGTTGAAACAGTGCCATCGGAACCACTAACCGCATCGCCTTTGGCACAGCCCGCGCCCTGACCAGCGTCGCAGCCCTGATAGGTTCCGCTGAGAATATCCAGACCGGCGAGCGAGGGAGGCGTTGCCGTCGCACTCGGCTGCGGGGTCGAGCTGTTGCTCGGTCCAGGCGTCGGGGTGGAGTTGCCCGTGCACAGCACCTGAAGCGTCTCGCCAGCGGCCAGCTGGGTCCAGCTTGAGTTGCTCGTCGCCCCGCCGCAATCCGCCATAATGGTGGTCTGCGGGGTGAGGTCAATGGTGTTACCTGTGGTGCCGCAGCCGAAAGTCGCGCTCGACCCCGGCGTCATCGGCAGGCGGTTGTTGTTACCGCCGACCTGTTGTACGCACTGTACCAGCGTCGATTGCGGAGCGATCAGGGTGACGACTTGGCCCTGCGGCGGTGTGGCCGTGGCAGTTGCCGTTGGGGTTCGCGTCGGTACGGGTGTTCCCGTCGCGGTGCCGCTCGCAGTTGGGGTGGTACTGGGTGACTTAATCGGCTTGAGTTCGACCGAACAGCCGTCACAATGCTTGAGCTCCATCCAGTAGTCCGCGGCGAAGGCGCTGCTGGCGACGAGCAATGCTATTGCTATCATCCCCCTCGTTTTCATTGTGTCCCCTCCCTTGTTGTTTCACCGCTACTGCGCGGGAACCCTTACTCACATAAATTGTAGATGCTCATGCACCGCGGCGCTTCGTGCGGCGAGCTTCCTTATATTGTTTGCCGAGCGTGGACTGGCATTGCTTGCATTTATGCTGAAAGCCGCGTTGCCTATGCCGATAAAGCTCAAACGCGCTGGTCGGTAGAGTCTTCTTGCATTGATTGCACAGCCGCGTCGTCTCTGTGGAGTAGTCGTCCCAATTAAACTGGCCGAGATGTATCATCTATATATACGCCGCTGCTGGTGCGGCTGACGCTTGTGATTCCACCCATGCGGGGCCTTGACCGCACTTACCGCAGTGGCACCGTTCTGTACGTTTACCGTGGTATACGCATCCGGCCACCCAATCGGCAGGTCATTCCCCTGCGACAATCCACACGTATAGGCCGTCGCTGTTAGGACATGGGTACCATTGTTGACCTTTACCGTCGTATCCCACATCCACGGCCCCTGCCCCGGACTACAGGTCAGAAAGCCCATGTCGCTGCTGAGACAAGCGTAAAAACACACACCAGGATTACCGGAATGTGCCAACTCTACCTTTACCTGACCAGAGACCGTCGTACCTTGTTTGGGACTGCTTATATACAGCGCCGGCAGCCACGGCTTCTCTGCCATCAGCTGATGTACCCGGTCGATATACGGTAGCGCCCCCTCGTCATACCAGTTACCGCTGTACCAGCTACCCAGACAGCCATCACTCATCTCCTGCGCCGTACCGTTGGGATATTGCGGATAACCATGACCCGGAACCTTATCCCCGTAATACTTGATCTCCCCGTTCATACACGCCCGCCAGTACGAACCCCTGAAGTCGAGCGCGAACGGAGTGCTCTCATACGCCATCGGACACGCATTATAGTTGGTACATTTGATCTGAATTATGCTGTATGACGTGTAGCAGTAGCCTGCCGGTTGCCACGCATCAAAGCCGTTTCCTCCCGTACAGAGGTCGTGCTCGAACTCGTCGTCCCCCTTGACCGACTGATTCCACCCACTCTCATTCCACGCCTGCGCCCTTAACTGCTCTACATCCATCCCCCACTTACACGCCGCCCACTGTATGACCTCGTCGGTGGTCCCCCTGAAGTTCCCATCGACGCGAAAAAAGGAAGATGCCGGAGGACCATTAAATTGTAACGGGTTGGCGTAGAACGGCGCTAATTCCCCCGTCGTCGGTATCCGCTGATTGTAAGGACTGTTCTGCCCCTTGGTCTCCGGCCGGGGCTGTACCTTGGCCGCACATTCCGCCCCCGACGGTAATGCCCCATTAGGCGGTACAAACTGTGCCCACGCTCCACTCGCGGTTAACAATAATACCGCGATTATCGCCAGTATCCTCATTGCTGCCCTCCCCTTTGCCGAGCTTCGTTTCACCGCTTTATTACGCGGGAACCTTGGTCTTACGCTCCTCGTCATTGATGCGCTGGTCTATACCCGCCATCCGGTACCCCAACTGATTTAAATACTTGTACAGCCGCAGACGCTGCAGCTCCCCCGCATCCTCCACCCACACCCTCATCAACTCCTCATCCGCCTTATCAATCTGCTGCCAGCTCATAACGGCCCCCCTGCTTATTTTGTACTCCTCTACAGGGGCGGTGAAAATGAACGCTTGACTAATTGTGAGCGGAAGCTTAGAGGGTTGATGCATGGTTCCTGCGTACTACGGCAGTGAAACTTATTCGGGTTCTCGCGTATCAGCGATGAAACCTTCGTCGACAATGTCACGGTTCCTGCGGTTGAGCAGTGAAACTCAGCGCGCTCCCGGCTCCTGCGTATCAGCAGTGAGACCCTTCGCTTTTGTTCATCGGTTCTCGCGTACCCAGCGATGAAACTTTTGAAACTGGATGGTTCCTGCGTGTTAGCAGTGAAACGCTTCCTGGGGCGGCGAACGGTTCTCGCGTATTCAGCGATGAAACTCGCAAGCTTAACTCCCCGGCTCCCGCGTACCGGCGGTGAGACCCTTCGTCGCTTATGGTTCCTGCGTTTGAGCGGTGAAACTGATGCCGACGCGAAATGTTCTACTCGGTTCCTGCGTGTTAGCAGTGAAACCCTGATCCAGTCAAAATGTCGGTTCTCGCGTACTTAGCGCTGAAACTGATGCGCGCCTCGATGGCTCCTGCGTTACCAGCAGTGAGACAGGGCTGGATATGCGTCGGGAATTGTTTGGCGCGTAGGGCTGAGGGAATGTACGCATATGCATATGCTCTCGAGAGGAAGGGCTAGGGGTGGGGTGGCTTAAGGTATCCCTACAAGCCTATAGGTACCATTCCCTGACTGACTAGGACTAGCAGACTGAGACCTGACCGTTAGCTAGGCTAGCACAGGGTCAAGCTAACGTTTGCGGGGCTTTCGTGGCTTGTGTGCTTGGCTTGTGTCATCAGTCAGGTCAGCTAGGCAATCAATCAGATAGGTCTCAGGGAAGTGTCTACTCGAGTAGGTCCACAAAGCTAACCGGCTCCGTCTCAGGTTGATCCAACCTTGCCCTTGCCAAAAGCGCGCGCGATTGAGCCCACAGTTTCGTACGGATAAGAATTTCGCCACATATCAATATTAAACAGCAAGTTCGGTTTTCCTAATCTAACCTGACCCACAACCTCGCGACATTTTTTGGTGCAAAAAAACGCGAGTGGGTTGACTGCAGGTTAATTATAGGCTTCCCTTATACTTTACTACCATTTACTATAGCTAGCGGTTCGACAAGCTTTTAGGAGATAAGGGAATGACAAAAGGCGATCGGATAGTTGTTTTGACGGGTTCACAAGCGGGTCAGTCAGGCGAAGTGATCGAAGTAATTGTGGATATGGTTAAGGTCCGCTTGTATGGACGAGAGGGGCTCACGATCGATTATGTCACTCCTACCGACAATGTGATGCTGCGCAGCTGCCTAGTTTGTGGCGATGCTGACCATCATGGGAATGAGCCCTGTTGCCCCGCATGTAGACATCACAACGCGTTGTTAGGTGCATATGCTGATCAGGGTCAGGTCTACCCGACGCGGGTCTTAAAATGCCGCGATTGCGGTTATGTCCAAGATATTCGGCGATAAGGAGAGTTAAGGGACAATGACTAGAAGGATGAGTGGACCCGGGGCAAGCCCCGGGTTTAAATGGCGGGTCAGGTCACAAGCCCTGACAACTACAAGCTGACTGATAATCAATTTGTCGTAAGGAGACATCATGGCAATCATCACAACCGATTTTGTAGCGTACACAGCATCTAAAATGTTGGATAAGGCAAAGCGGAACTATCAACGCGCATTGACCAACCATAACAAGCAACAGTCAATCGGCGAAACTGATATGTCAGTCAAACAGACGAGACGTATGGCATTAGCAGTATCAGCATTGTCTCGAGCATCATTCCGCTTGCATGATTGCGAAAGGGTTATGTTGCGGTTGCTCAATCAGCGCTGACCTGCAGAGTGGACCCGGGGCTCAACCCGGGTTTAATGCGCAGTCAGGTCACAAGCCCTGACCAACGCAAAATTCAATTTCCCGCTAAGTGAGGGAATCTGGAATGAGACAAAAGGGTTTTATCAAGGGCGCGGGTATTCTCTATGAGAATAGCCAAGTTGTAGTTATTGCAACTGGGGCTAATGGGTCTCGTAAAAGCCGGAACGTTAAGACGGGTCACATGGCGCAAATCTGGATTCTAGTCAAAGCAGTAGACCCGGTCACTGCTGTTAAGACGGGGCTAGATAAAGCAGTTTGTTTCAATTGCCCCTATCGTGGCGATGAGGGGCTTGATCGGGCTTGCTACGTCACAACCTATGATCTTGCACGGGCTCCGGGTTCTATCTGGAAAGCCTACCGACGCAATCGCTACGAACACATCACAACCTCAGGTCAGATTGCCAAACTGTTTGGCGATGCTGCAGTCAGATTTGGGGCTTACGGTGAGCCCGTCTTAATTCCATTGCCAACCATCAAGGCGATAACTGAAGTGGCTAAAACTTGGACGGGTTATACGCACCAATGGAAGCGGGTCAAATATTTGGCTTATCGGCGTTATCTGATGGCTTCAACCTCAGAGACGGATTATCAGCAAGCCCAATCGTTGGGTTGGAGAACATTCTCAGTATCAGCAACAACCCTGCAGGGTCAGATAGTTTGCCCTGCTAGTGCGGAACGGGGGCACAAGCTCAGTTGTGAAGAGTGCGGCTTGTGTGCCGGCACAACCCGGGTTGCTAGAAGCGTACAGATTGCCCCGCATGGGTCAGGGGCTAAATATGCTGCAGCTGCTTAAGCAGTTGCTCGAGACCCTGCAGGGTCCACTCTGCAGGGTGCTAAAGCCCCTCGCGATTTTTGGCGGGCCCGGGAAAAAAACATCGCCAGGGCTAAAAATGTCGCGAGGTTAAAAGCAAGATTTAAGCAAGCTGGCGGGACTTTTTTTTCTAAAGCAAGTTTTCTAATAAGGAGAGAGCAAGATGTCAGTATCTATCAAACAGCAAGTGATCGAGTATCTCGAGCGCAACGGGTACAAGTTCGACCCGGGATATAAAGGGCACAAGTACCGTAAGCTGATCCATGATCGGTATGAACCGATCTACGTTGGCCACACGGGGGCATTTAGGAAGGGTTCTACCATCGCTGACAGCATCTCGATCACTGATAAGCTCAGAGCGCTGTTGAGCTTGCCGGCATACGGTGAGGCCGGGGCTTGCGAGACCTGTGGCAGCACCGGGTATCGGGTCAATGCTCGCGTTGCGCGTGCCGCCGGTATAGCGGGCAAGTTGGCTGGTAAGCAAGGTACTGGGAGCAAGTCAGAATGTACCCGCAAGATATATCGTGCCGGTTATATCCAGGCTTGCTCCATACCATACCATTTACTATATTGGTGTAGTTCGATTGATGATTGATAAGGGAGATCAGCAAGTGAACAAGCAAATGATCGCGAGGTTGTCTGAGGCTTTCGTTGCCGGGTTGCGGCAAGAACTGACGCCTGCTCAATGGGCGCTCATGGCGGAACGCAACCGCTCGGAACAAAGCAAGAATATCTGCCACAGTCACGATTTTACCGATGCAAATATGGTGATGTCTGCTGCTTTCGAGCAGGCCGGCATTCCGCTGTGGACCGCGGGCGGACATCTCAGTGAGCAATCGATGGAATTGTGGAATGCGGCGTGGGCCAAAGCGGCCGCGCAACTACGCTAGCAAGTTTTTACGATAAGGGAGATCAGCAAGATGACGATCCAGATAACAGAATTCGCCACGCAAGTGGCGCTCAGATCCTATGGCGAGGTGCGCAAAGCCTATCGCCGATATAAAGCAGACTGCGATCGTCTCGATCGTACCGATAGGCTTGTACAAGCCCACAGAGTTAGCCGACGCAATTGTCGATGATTATAAGCCCGCGACATAAGCAAGTTTGGCGCTTCAAGAGAGTAAAGCAAATGACAATATTTCAGACCAGCGACGGCTATAAGCTCTGGCAGCATACGAGCGGAGACGGGCAAGTGGTATGGCGTGACAAGCCCTCCGGGGATCCCGATTGGGATCTTGAGTTTGGCGATGATAAGGGTCACCCGATTGACGACCTGGGTGAACCGCTCGAGGGCTCCTTTGTGAGTTAAAAGCATGACGCGGTTAACGACATTAATCGAGATAGCGCTCGGCATCCTGGTCGTTGTGCTGGGTATTCAGGCACCAATATGGATGAACCTCGTCAGACTAAACGGGCAAGTTGCCCAGATGGGGGTTCAAGTGTCGCAAATAAACAGCAAGATTGACCAGTTGAATCGTCAATAAAGCGTGAAGAGCAAGTTTCCCATTAAGGAGGGAGGCAAGATGTTCTACCTCAATATCAAGTCTATATCGCCACCGTTCTACCAGATGCGGTTGTATCGTACCTCGCGGCAACTGTATCAGGTGCAGTTCGAGAACGGTGCTGCAATCACCGTCACTGATACCGGTCGCATCGTTGCGCTGGTATATGGGCAAAGCAAATGAAGGACTATCACGCATGGTTGCTGGAACAGGCTGCGGCGCTGCGCCGCCGTGACATCGAAGCGCTCGACTGCGACGAGCTGGCTGAGGAGGTGGAGGGGATGGCAAGGACCGCGCGCCACCATATAAAAGTGGGACTAAGAACGATCCTCGAACATCTAAGCAAGCTGGCGTACAGCAAGCCTACCCATCGCCTGTGGCGCGCAGCTATCAGCCGCTCCCGCGATACTATCAAGCTGCTGCTCGAAGAGTCACCAGGGCTCAGACAGTACCTCGATGAATATAGAGTCAAAGGCTATCGCCGCGCTCGTCGTCTGGCCGGTGAGTCCTTGGGCTGGGAACGCAAGCAATGGGAAGCCAACCTCCCAGCCGAGTGCCCGTGGACGCTCGAGCAGATCCTTGATGAGGATTTCTTCGCCGACGGTGACAATGACGGCGACTGGATCCCGATATTTTAGCCGATAAGGAGAACAGTAATTGAGCGACGTCGCCACCAAAAACGATCTGCGCGAGCTCGAAGCGCGGCTCGAGAGCAGCCTCAAAAGCACTATCATCAACACCATGATCGCGCTCACCGCCATTTATGGCGGAATTACCGCCGTCGCGATCACCGTATTGACGCTCGTATTCAAGAAAGTAATTTAAGTTTGCAAACCCCAACCGATTTGGATTATTTACTACAACAAGTTACTGGCATGGATAAGGACGTATTTTCTAATAAGGGAGAATGCCCGTTGGACATGGATTCTTTCAACGCTGAAACGACGGTCATACTGTCCAAGATCTTCCGCCACTACCTTCGGTGGACCATCGGGTCAATGGTCGCAATCGCCAGCATTGCCTTGGTTATAGCGAAGATATTATGGAACCACTAAAAATGACCGCGGCTGAACACGTCTGGGTTGAGCAGCAGCTGGCCGAGACCCGCAAGTTTATTGCGGAGCAAAACAAGCTGAACGCCGAACGGCAAAAGTCTGAGCGGGTATGGTGGTGGGTGCCGTTTATTCTGGTCGCTGGGAATATCGTGCTGAGTGCTCTGATCGGTGCCCTCGTGGGGCACTTCGTCAAATAGTTACGTCATGAAGAGAGTCAGCAGGTCTGATTCCTCATCGTCAGTGATTTTCAGGTAGGTCAGCATCGATGCGGTCGGAGCTCTGGAGAGTGTTGTTAGCGTTTGTGCTCGGTGTAGCCGTGTTCTGCGGTGCGGTGTTCGTCGTCTCGCACTGGATACTGCCAGCACCGGCTCATCAGGAGATCTACGTTCATATCTATCACGATAAATCGTGAGGAGAGAAATACTATAAAATGTTATTTGGATTTACTAAAAATGAACTCTGTCTGATCTGCGATTGCCTGCACGGTACGCTCAGCAATCCGTCACAGGATCGTGATGGTGGTCGCCGCTTTATCCTCGATCAGGTGACGGAATTTATCCGCACCGAGAAGGCAGATGAGAAGTGGGATGTCGCCAGGACCACCATACTCGAGAAGATCGAGACGCTCGACGGCTGGCACTCGCAGCTAATTCTGGGATGCGTCAAGCGTTTCTGGGAGCTCACCGGTCAGTCCAAGGACTATGATGCTGAGGAGCTGCTGCGTAAGGCAGGCTTCGATACTCCGACCGCCTACCTGATGAACTCGGCCGTCATTCCGTCGGGTACCTCGGGCACCTACCGTTACACTTGGTATGCGGAGACGGATGGTACGCTGGCGAGATTTATCAAGGACAAACATCCAGTCTCGCGGATTGGCTATGCCGATGCCTGCGACATGGTCCAGGACATGAGCGGCGGTTATCGGCCGCGGCTCTCCCGTTCTGCTGCGCTCATCGAACCCGGGGACTGCGCGATGGTGATCAGACTGAAGTACCGCCTCGCTGATACCGGTCCCAAGAGAGTGCGGATGAAGAATAAAGAAGACTATGAGATCGGGCTGCTCGAGCGGCTGGATTAGTTATGTCGCTTAGTGAGTACCTCGATGCGCGATTACGTCGAGCCGAGATCGAAATCATTATTGCCACCATCATGATTGTCGGGCTGGGCGATGCTGCGTTGTTCTGGGGGCTCTCGATACTTCTGCAACACAAGTTTCACTGCTAATGCGCAGGAACCTTGTCATCTATTATCAAATGTTTAGCGTCTGCACAAAGGCGGTTAGAAGCTGATGAGTGACAACCATCAAGTGGAATTTGTTACGCGCGAGGAATTGCGCGGTGAACTGAGAGAGCTGCGTGGGGAATTTCACACGATGCGCAGCGAGGTGCGTGCCGACCTCAAGGACATGCGTGGCGAGTTGAGCAAAATGCATGATGGGCTGAACACCATGCACGGTGAATTGCGGACGCAGACGCACTGGATGATGGGCATTCTCGTGACCATTGCCGTGGGCCTCGCCGGGATCGCGTATGGCACCTTACGACTGAGCGTAGGTCTGAAACCACCAGCAACAACAAGCTCTAGTACCTTACGATGAAATACTTACGCGCAAGCTCTGACGGCATGTGGATGTTGTTCTTCCCCGTCCTATCGCTCTTCTTCGTGATCTTCATCCTCGTTATTACCGATGATGACGGCGTCTCGCGCAAACAGGAGGTTAAAGCGTGCGACATTGCCGTGCAGCAGCTGATGACCACTCATGATCTCGTCGAACTCCAGCGCGATGAATGGCTGATACATCACTTGCGTTGTTGGGTCACTCGGCGCGCAGTGCCGATACTGGTTCCTGCGAAATGAGCAGTGAAACGAATAAGCGGTTAATAAGGGAATACTCTAATGAGAAAAAGGAAAAGAGACTGGCCGATGAGGGTGATCAAGATTCGTGCGTATCCGAGAGTGATCCCGGATAGCGTCTGGGCGATCGCGAAGGACCAGAGAAAGCTGTGGAATGATTTGACCAGTATGTGGAAGGCGACCGCTGATCTGGCGGCCAACCTGCCTGAGCAGAAAAAAGAAATGTGGAAACAGTTTGAGGACTGGGCGGCAGCGGCCGTTAAACTGTCCGGCCTCGACTGGGTTAATGGACCGGATATTTTAGATAGATTGCGTGCTACCACGCGCTCGCGCAAACAGGCTCCACGCTTTCATGGTGCGCTGCAAAGGGTGTCGATCGGGCACAGATATACCGGCGGCGGGAAGGCTCTGGAGGAGGTGATTGATCCAGGCGTTCAGGTCAGACGATTCGCCTTGGTCTCATCGAAGGACTGGATCGCCTCGCAGCGCTCACAGATCGGTCAGCATTCGCCCAAGCGCAAGCATTGGCGCGGCCGCTTCCAGGTCGGTGAAGAGACGATTGAGTACTCGTTGGCGCTTCATCGCGAGCTGCCTGAGCGCGCGATTTTGAAGCGTGTGGCATGGCTGGGTGAGCGCAGTGGCCCGACATGGTTTTGGTACTTGGCGCTCACGGTGGAAGAAGAGCCGGTACAAGGTTCCTGCGTGACGACGAGCAGTGAAACTACAAGCTCTGCCGCTATCGACCTGGGCTGGCGGTTATTTGCCGATGGGACCAAACAGGACCGGCTGCGGGTCGGCATGCTGGCTGATTCCGAGGCGCGCATGATCGAGCTGCGGTTGCCGCTGCGCCTGCGGCCTAACCGCGTTCAGGAACAGCGCGGGCTGGATACCATCGCACAGTGGCAGGCCGAGGCTTCCAAGCTCGACAAGAGCTCTGACGAGTACCGCATGCTCACCCGCGAGATGAGACAGTTACGCTTTCGCTTAATCCAAAGGCGCAGATGGTACTACCTCAATCTCGCCAACTGGCTCTGTCAGCGATACAAGCGGATTGCGCTCGAGGATATGAGCATCAAGGATCTGCATCGTAAGCCGGATGATCCCGCCTTGCAGAATAGCGCGCAGTATCGCAATTACGCGGCGATTGGGGAATTCCGTGCCCTGCTCCTGCGCACCGCCACCAAATACGGCTGCGAGGTCATTCCCGTCGATTCGATTGACTCGACCAGGACGTGCTGGGAATGCGGAGCCAAGGCCGAGGCGAGTGGGCACCTGACGCTTAAATGCGAGAACGGGCACGAATGGGATCAGGATAAAAACGCCGCTCGTAATCTGTTCTCGCAACTGGAGGGGACTTTCGGGCAGACACACAGTTTGCGAAAAATAACGACTACTGGTAAGTGGAAACGATTGGAGTTGCCGGAGTCTATTGGAGCGGTTGCAGTTGAGGTTCCTGCGTGATGAGCAGTGAAACCGATAAGCAGAGCATCGCAGGCAACCGGTTCTCGCGGTTGCAGTGGAGGTTCCTGCGTGACGAGCAGTGAAACTTGGGTACGGCGACTTCGATGAAGTACAAATCAAAGGTTCCTGCGTTACCAGCAGTGAAACAGGCCATCAGGAGTTCCTCGATTTTCTCGCAGCCCTGAGTTGCAGTAGAGGTTCCTGCGTAATGAGCAGTGAAACTACTAATCCTGCTCAGTGCGGCCTGCGAATGAGCATTGAGGTTCCCGCGTACGGGCGGTGAAACAATGAACAAACAGTTTCGATCAAGATTGTCATCACAGTTGGTGGTTCCTGCGTAATGAGCAGTGAAACAGCTGGAGATCACGCAGCTTGAGGTTCGTGCGTAAGGGCGCTGAAACTAGAAGCACAAGATGGTTCGCGCGTAAGGGCGCTGAAACTCATACACGGTCGAATCGGTTCCCGCGTACTGGCGGTGAAACAGAGAGCCGTTTCAGGGTTCCCGCGTGTGGGCGGTGAAACAGGAGAAATGAGGTTCCTGCGGATACAGCAGTGAAACTCCTAGACAGAAGCCGGTTCCTGTATCTGCCAATCTCCGCAGTCGTCTTGGTTGGAGTCCAGCAGCACGCCACTCTGCTTTTTACCTTCGCGCAGATGCTCCCGGATACGGTCGAACATCAGCTCCAGCTCGCGGTCACGGTCGCCGCGCTTAAACGCCTTACTCTCCAGGTCGATCGTTATAACTAGCTCCACGCTACTGCACCTCAAGTTTTCTTGCCGTTGTACTCCCAAGTCTGCCGGCCGAGTTTGCCGCGATGCTGATGGCAGAGACCCTGGGTCTTGCATTTGTCGCAGGCCAGCACCGACAGCATCACTTCCCGCCCCTCCTGTAAATCCATCAGCGCCGCCGCCACGGTGCCCGGAGGCGGCTCATCCCCGTAATGCCCCACCAGCTCCAGCAGCCCCTTCAGTGCACGGTTGCTGCACCTCACCGCAATAATCCCAGCCAGCCCGCCGCCAAGCCCGTCATAAACGCCGCCATCTCGAGAGCCGTCACTCGCCACCCTTGAGCAGAAGCGCCATCACCCTCACCGCATCGCGCGGGTCCAGATCGAGTGCCATCAAACGGTCGGATAGCCAATCGCGTAAAGCTGGTTCCAGCCACTGCGCGACCCGCTGCACTTCTTCTTCGCTCATCCGATCTTCTAGATGCAGATCTTTCATGGTTCACCACCCCACCTCATTTTGTAGAAGTGAACTATAGTGGTTGAGTGATCTTTATTGAGCGAGTGAAATTGTCACCGCAGAGCTCAATTATTTGGTGAATTTTGACGTGAGCTGTGGACTAATCATGCGAACTTAGCGTGGTAGGTTCGTAAGTTCGCATCTTTTATCCCCAGAAGTGAAACATGAAAACGTACGAAACCGATTACTTCGCGTGGGCCAACCACCAAGTCGCGCTGCTGCGCAGCACCCAGCCCGAGTGGCTCGACTGGAAGAATCTGGCTGAGGAGGTGGAGGACTTGGGGCGCAGCGTGCGGTTTAGCGTGGAAAGTCACCTCGAGAACGTGCTGGTGCATCTGCTCAAGGCGCGCTACCAGCCCGCCCGGAGCAGCCGCAGCTGGGAGACCTCGGTGCTCAACGCCCGACTGCGCATCGAGCGGCTGTTGCGCGAATCGCCTAGTTTGAAGGCGAGGCTGCCGGAGGCGCTAATGGAAGCCTACCGGCTGGCGCGAGGCGAGGCTGGTAGCCAAATGGGCATGGACCGCCGACAGTGGGAGGCGACTCTCCCGCCAACTTGCCCGTGGAGGCTGGCGCAGGTGTTGGGGGATGAGCCGCTCTGAGCAGTGAAACGACTACGCCGACCTCTGCCAAATACGACGAGCCTCCGGACTCATCACGATCCGCGTGGCTTCGCTCCTCGTTATTCCCAGATCCATCAGTAAGTCGATGGACATGGTCGCTATCGCCGAGTGCGCCAGTGCCCGCCGTTCCTCGATGGGCAGCTGGTTACAACGCGCGCATATCCCACCCGCGTCCACTTCCTCAACATTCATTCCGAAGCGCTGTTTGAACAAGTCTGCGGCTTCTGCGGTGAACCGCTGTGGCGTGACATCCTTGCTGCTACCACACAGAAGACATTTGATTGATGCGCCGAGCTCCACCAGTTTTCCTCCTCTTTTTTCGTCTGCAAATTTCGCTCAGGTATTAGCAATTTAAATAGGTGAAATCTTTCTCTTACATAGCTGCGATTCGACGATTCTATAGCGTCTTATAGCGACACGACCTTTATTAGTTAAACTAATGGCTTTCTTCCCCAAAAATACCCCCCTGATCGTCGTGGCTGGCGAGGATGTAACCAGTCGCTCTACCCTTCCCGTGGCGGTTGACCAGATGCTCTTTCACAGCCTGCCTGAGTCCCGCGAGGATCCAGTCTGCGCCCTTCCCAGTATGGTTGATGAGCTGAGCCTTGGTCGAGCCTCCCCCGAGCGCCTGTAATGCTTCGATGACTGAAGGCATTGCTACCCGTCCCCTGTGCTCACTGAACAAGCCACCCAGCGTTATCAGCCGTGTCTTCTCATCGAAGAGAACAAGCTCCTCCTTTAATACGCCAGTATCGCCATAACCGCCTTTACCAGTGACAAAAGCATTTACGCCGCTCGACTTGCGTCGGACCACCATTCGCATGCGATGCTGCGCCGTCCAGGCCGTATGCCCCGCAAACGCTTCCTCTGGATCACGCGGGTCGAGTGCTTTGGCCTCACTCTTCGGCGCGTGCCCCGTGACCAGTCCGCTGAAGTTGCGTTGACGTACGCACTCGAGCAGCGGATTCTGCTCGTTCATCGTAATCCGGTTGGTATCGCCAGAGTTATTGGGTGGCATCCCAAAAAAGTCGAAGAGAGTATCGAGGATAAAGGTCTTGCAGCCCAGCTTGTTCATCCAGTAATCGAACCACTCCACCGCCTCCTCGGTGAAGCGGAAATGTGCTTTGCTCGACTCAACGATGTAGATAACTTCTTTGAGTTCCCAAAACCCGATATTCTCGCTCCACGCCTCGAACTCCTTGGCGGATACCACGACCAGCGTCTTGGACTGGCGGCACTTCCGCCCCAGCACCTCCGCTCCGAGCGCCCAGGCGCGAGCGAAGTTCATCGCCATCGTGGATTTGCCGCTGCCTATCAGGCCGGTCAGCACCGCTGAGCAGCCGTCTCTGATCAGTCCTTCCACCGAGTAGTCGCGACTGTCCGCCCGCATGGCCTCGTACGCCGCGTAAGCGTCGATTGGAGCGCGTTGTTCGAAGGCGGCTAGCTTCGGGTCCACCTTCGCCGGCAGCTGAGTCTTTTTGACCGGGACGATCAGGCGGGAGATCCCCTCCAGTTCACCTCGTACATGCTCTCCGTCCAGCCCCTCCGGCACTGCGTAGCCGGGAACCTGCGTCACGAGCATCTCAAGGGACTGCGTGAGTTGTTTGAAGAGCTCATCGCCCTCGAGCTTCCGCAGAGTCTGGTCCTGGACCATCATGCTCTCAGCGACCTGATAGACCCGCGCATTCCAGCGCAGCAGATTGGCTTGGAACTCATCCTCCTGCTCATCCGCTCCCGGCTCCCTGAGTACAACCTCCTGACGCGGCGGCGGTGGTGGCAGCGCTGGCGGGTCTTCCAGCAGCCGTGCGAGCGCAGCCGCTACAGCAGACGGCCGGAAACAACTTGGACAGTTAAACTTCAGCTCATCGCCATTGATGATGACGTAAGCATTCTTGGCTTCACATAACGGACAGGTGAACTCGAGACGGTCTGGCCGTCCGTTGCGATGCCCATCGGGAAGACGTGTTAGTAATTGATCGACGTTAGCCATCAACCCCCCCTCCGGTTCTGTCTATCTACTCAGGTTTTACCTTGGTGCCAAATGATCACCCGTAAAAAACGGGTGCGCGGATTTTACTACACACAAACGATCACACAAATCTCCTTCGTCATTTGATCGTCTATCTAAATGCCTAGATTTATTGAATAATAGAGAAGAGGGCCGATAATGACCCTCTTCTGGACATGCTAACAATCTGTTACATAAGTCTACTATGTAGTAGTAGACCGTTTGCGGCGGGTAACTTCTGCTATCAACAAGTGGACAGCCGGTTAATCCTGACTTAGCACTACTTGACTTGCCATCCATCGACCACGCCCTCTACCGCCACGGGCAAAATTTCGGGCAAACCACCACACCCACTTGTGTCACCTATCCCGATTCGGCAGAAGGTCTTCACTGCTCACACTCAGTCAGCTCAGCCCGCCCGGTTTGACCCGACGCTCATCGATGAACCGCTCGAGCGCGGCGGGATCATAGCGCACGCGCTTGCCGAGCTTTATATACTCCGGCCCTTTTTTTTCGAGCCTCCATTTTTGAAGACACTGAACGGTCACGCGGAGGATCCCTGCCACTTCGCGCTCAGACATCAAGTCGGTCGTCATTAACTCGCCCCTCCCCAGCGTCTGGTATAGTTTCATCCACCGGTTCCTGCGTGGAAGCAGTGAAACGTTCTGGCTCATGCTCATCACGCGCAGCGCTGTAGATGTATCGAGCGTAGTACTTGAACACGGTCTCAAGCCGATCGCCCATCAGCTCCGCGACCTGACCAGGGGTTAGCCCTTGCTCGAAACAGTCCACGGCGAACGAATGCCTCATGACGTTCGGAGCTCGATACTTCAGCCCCGTCGCCTTGAACATCGGCCGCCAGTTGCGGTTGGTCCAGTTCTGCAGATTGAGACGTGCCCCTCGACGACCACGGAAGATCAGGCCCGTTTCATCGATCGGGATGTCTAACCGGCTGAGCACGGCCATGAGCCGTGCCGCGTTTCTCGGGGGCAGCTTTACAGTACGATGTGCGCGTTTCGTCTTGGTTCCTCGTATCGTAGCCCACTTCCCAGTGTCAGGAAGATCTTCCCGCAGAAGACCCAGCACCTCCGACGGTCGAGGCCCCAGGGCAAAGCCCAGTTCCACGATCGACCAGTCTTGGACGGTCTTGGCTACCGCCGACAGCTTCAACTGATCGGCCGGTGGAATGGGATCGATCTCCTCAGTCGCGCCTGAGGGCGGGTTCTCGATAAACTTCATCGGGTTTTTGCTGATCACCTCATCCGCTTCAAGCATCAAGAAGATCTTCCGCAGCCGCTGAATGAACTGAGCTATCAGCCGATCCGGCTTGCCGGGGCGGTCTGACCGCCGCTCTACCCCATCGATCGCAGCCTGGATGTCCTTACGCATAATCTCGCGCACGTCCATCTCCCCCAGCGCGGTGCCGTCGAGAAAGCGGCTGAACAAATACTCAACCCCCTTCGTCGTCTTTGCGCTTCTATACTTCTGGGTATTCAGCCACTGCCGAGCTACGACGCGAAGAACCATAACGGGAGCAGCCGCCGCTTCCGCCTCTGCCACAGCCTTCAGCGCTTTGGCCGCCATCGAATTGGGGAAGAATTCTTCAAGTGTGAACGTACCCTCCTTGATCGCATGGGTGACCCGCCGCTCAAGCGACGCGTACTGGCGACGATTCTCTTTGGTTGCACGCACGCCCTTGCCGACGCTGGGCCGATAAACCTTGCCCTGCCAGCGGAACTCCAGACACAGCCGGTTACGATTGCCTTTGATAAGTGATGCCATCCTCTTCTTCTCCTTGCGGTTATTTCTCTATTTTCTAGTGGTCTGAGCTGAGGTTTCACTGCTAATACGCAGGAACCTACTTCCACTCGCCGGTCAAATACTCGATCGGGCGTCCGGACAGTTCCGACCACTGCTTTAAATATGGACAATTCAGCGGCAACACCCGATGCTTCTGCAGGCGGTAGAGCACCCGCCAGTGGTGGCCGATGGCCTTGGCGACCTGCAGCATCGACGTAAAGTTGTTGCGTTTTCTGATCTGCGAGATCGCATCGAGCACGCGGTTGGTGGCGATCGTCTCCTCGCCGGGGATGTACTGATATTCCACTTCGCTTCTCCTTTTTTTGTCCCCGCCGGTAAGACCGTGTCAGACAATGACACGACGGCGGCTGATGTGCAACCATACCACTGCCGCAGCGTCAGTACCAGCTAATTTTGGTAACTAAGAGTCAATGTTGGTTATTAGTAGTGGATCATAGTGACGCCTTATAGGCACATGCGCGGTTACATTTGACCACTTCGAGTGAGCGTGCTAGTTCTCCAAAACCGACGCAATCGCGTCAGCCTGAACGACAGACTTCGTGCATGGTTCCTGCGTTAAGAGCAGCGAAACTGGAGGGGAAAGTGTCTGTATACAGTCAACTTACGATCGTAGACGCCAAGCCGCGCATCATCCAGCAGTGCAGAGAGCAGGTCGTCAGGGTGATGGCGCAGCTGAAGTACTGCCATAACCTGCCGCTCATCATCAGAGACCCGTCGTTCCCCTTCGAGGATGTCCCGTGGCACGTAGAGGGACTTACCCCCGACCAGTTCGGGCGCATCGTGCCGCTCCTGATCGAAATACAACTCATCATGAAACGCGAAGACAAAGCGGAGGAAACCAATGGCCGACAATGCCCTGACGCTGCTTGAGCAGCAGAAAAACGAGATCCTGCAGACGCTGCCGGCGTCGATATCGCCTGAGCGGTGGTGGCAGCTCGCCATTCAGATAATCAAAAACCCAACGCTGAATCGCTGCACCCCGGTCTCTTTGGTCGAGAGCTTACGTCAGATCGCGGCGTGGGGCCTCGAGCTCGATAACGAGGAAGCCACCATAATTCCCTACGGTCAGCAGGCTACGCCTACGGCCATGATGAAGGGCGTGGTACGCCGCGTCATCGAGTCAGGTGCCGCCGTCCACGTCTACGCTGAGATCATCTGCGAGGGTGAGGCGATCCGTATTTCTTCCGGTACCACCGGCCGGAATATCGAGCACGAGCTAAGTTTCGGTTCACGCGGAAAGATCCTCGGGGCTTACGCAGTTGCGATCCTGCCCGGTGGTCTGACCGACTTCGAGCTCTTTGGCCAGAACGACATCGAGGCGATCCAGAAAGCTGCACTGCGCGTCAGCGGGGGTAAACCCTCTCCTGCGTGGCAGAGCTTCCCCGGCGAGATGCTCAAGAAGTCGGTGCTGCGCCGTCTCTGTAAGCGCCTTCGCGGTACTCGCGATACGGACGAGGCGCATCGCTTCGACACCATGATGGACGGAATGAAGCGCGTCGAGCCTGAGCCTACCGCACCGCTTACCCCTGATGAAATGCCCAAGCCGGCAGAGCCGGTAGCGGAGACACCCTCGGCAGCTTTGGTTGATGAGGCTCAGATCGCCGTAATTGACGACAACGCACAGTCGACCGGAATTCCACCCAAGAAGTACGCGAAGCTCATGCAGGAATTCGGCATTGCCGAGGAGTGTCAACTGCCGTCGGACAAATTGCCGGCGTTCTTAAGGCGCATGCACGAGCTAGCCGAGGCCAGCAACTAAACAAGGGAGGACGGGGGTAGATGGCATTACGAGCAACCGCGTGGGCGTGGCGGCAGGAGTTGCGGGCTTCGGAGAAGCTGGTCTTACTGGCGCTGACTGATCTGGCGATTAACGGTGAATACGTGACATGGCTTGGGCAACCCAGGCTATGCGCCAAAACCGGTCAGTCACGCACCACCATGAAGCGCGCACTTGAGGCACTGGCTGAGAAGGGGCTGATCGAACGCAGACAGAATGTAGTTCATCTGCACGTACCGCCAGCCCTCGAGATACGAGCGTGAAACTCGAGCTCCCACATGTGACCGGCCCGCGCTATGACCAGTTGGGCAATAAAGTGTCTGACGGTTTGCTGCACTGGGCAGGCATTTATTACCCCGGATACACGCCTAGGGATATCCAGATGTATTACAACCGCGGGCAGTTCATTGACGCCGCCTGTAATCTGCTGGCTAAAGGTCAGGCGCTCCATCCCTACACGGTAACAAAAGCCGCGCAGGAAGGATGGACGGGCTTTCTCGATGCCTATCGCGATTTTCTCGATAAGGAGGAGTTCCTGCCGACTCATTGCGCGGTGCGAGTCGTCAATCGGATCGAGCGGTATCAGGGAACCTACGATCAACGCGGCATGCTGAAGGGCGAGCCGTTTATGCTCGATCTGAAGACCGGCACCGCGCCCTCGTGGACAGGTCTGCAGATAGCCTTCTACACCCTCGCACTGGAGGACACGTTATATCGGGACATCAAACGGGCGGCGCTGGAGCTGCACGCTGACGGTACCTACAGCCTGATTTATTACAAGGAATGGAAGGATTTCGATAAAGCGCGTCTTTTGGCGCGCGCATACTGGACGGCTCAGGAATATCTCTAAGAGAAAAGAGGGGGTGCTATGAGCACTGAAACAACAACAGACGAAGCGAAAGCATTAGCGGTCGAGATACAACCAGCGCGCAGCGGGTTTGAGAAAGCACTGCTCACTCTTAATGACCTGAACGGGGCAGAACTGGCCCAAGCTGGTCGTCTCGGTGAGCGGCGTATCGAGTGGGTCAAGCTGATCGACCAGCAGGCGGCCGAGTGGTTCAAGAAGGTGGGTGAACGTCTGGCTCCGGGTAAGAAAAAAGCCTACGACGCATGGAAGGCGTGGACCCGTCTTGAGGACGAGATGACCGCGCCGGCTAGGACCATCCGTGAGCGGGCGCGTCCTATAATTGGTCAGTATCAGCTGGAGCTGACCCGTCAATCCGAGGCTCAGGCAGCACAGTTACGCGAGGAACAGCGCAAAGCTGATGAGGAGCAGCGGCGGGATCATGAGGAGGAAGCGGCACGCATCCGCGCTGAGGCTGAGAGGCTCGATGCTCAAGGCGACACGGCGGCGGCTGAGGAAAAGCTGCTCGAGGCTGAGTACGTGGAGACCCAGCCGATCGTACCGGTGGCGGTTACTGCGGAACAGGTCGCCCGTCCGAAGGTCGACGCTGGCCGCCTCGTTTACTGGCGTCGTCTAGTCAACGCTCATCTTTTCTTGCACTGGGTGACGAAAGAACATCCTCGCCTACCGGTGCGTAACGGCCCCGACGACAGCAATGAGCATGTCATCGAGGGGTATGGGTGGACGCTGACTCTGAAGTTCGATGCGAGCTGGAAGAGCAAAGACGGGAGCGTCGATATACCGGGCATCGCGGTGACGCGAGGCTATGAAGCTCGCAATGCTCGGGGCAGAAAATAGGGGATAGAGATGAAAATCCCATCAGAGGAACTCGATATTATCGCGACCACCGTCGCTGAGATCGAACAGATCCTAAAAGGAAAAGGGTCCGCTATGCAGGGGGCAATCCTGGGCGATCTGCTCGCGACATGGCTGCACGGTCATAGCGACGTAGATGATGATCCAGTCAAGACAGCAGAAGTGCGCGATGAGCTACTCGCGGTACATATCAATTATGTCAAGCTGCTGGTGGCAGCGAACGACCTATAGGTTCCTGCGTGTGAGCAGTGAAACCAGAGCATGTCGGTTCATGAGCATCAAAGTCTTCTACAACGACAACGACCTGTATTGCGTGGAATGGTTAAACAATCTAATCGAGGCAGGGCACCTGCCGGAAGGAACCGTTGATGGCCGCAGCATCGAAGACCTTGAGCCCGCCGACCTTGACAGATATACGCACGCGCATTTCTTCTGCGGACTTGGAGGCTGGCCCTACGCCCTCGAGCTTACCGGGTGGCCACCAGACCAGCCTGTTTGGACCGGCAGCCCACCCTGTCAGCCCTTCAGCGCCGCCGGCAAAAGACAAGGAGACGCTGATAGCCGGGACTTGTGGTCGGCTTGGTTCCGGCTCATCCAAGAGTGTCGCCCTGCAACAATCTTTGGTGAACAGGTTGATGGAGCGATTGGGTGGGGATGGTGGGATCGAGTATGCGCTGACCTGGAAGGCGAAGATTACGCCTGCGCGGCGGCGCTATTGCCAGCTTGCAGCGTCGGCGCGCCCCATCTCCGCAACCGGCTTTTCTGGGTCGCAACCCTTGACGGGCTGGCCGACGCCAAACCCCCCGACCGGTGGTCGTTCAATCTTAAACATCGACCAGATGGACCCGACGGGCCGGACGGTGGACGGCCGGAAACATACGGCGAGTCTGGAACACGCGGTGAAATTCACGGGCTGGGCAACACCGACCTCGCGCGACCACAAGGACGGAGCCTCGGACCTGAGCAACGTTCCGATCAACTGTCTGCTTGGGCGGCAAGCACGCCTATCTGGTGCAGTGATGGAAAGTGGCGGCGGGTACCGCTTGAACCACGGTTTCAGCCTTTGGCTGATGGGCTACCCGGTCGACGAGTGGCTGTCCTGCGTGCCGCGGGGAACGCCATCGTCTCCCAAGTCGCGGCAGAGTTCGTAAGAGCATTTCTCGAGGTTCCTGCATGTGAGCAGTGAAACATCAAGCTGAGCACTGCGCCTTAAGGTTTTTTTCTTAAAGCGCATGTACAATCGAACAGGTTCCTGCGTACCAGCAGTGAAACGTTATGCAGTTGCTCTATCGTGAAAAAGCTAGTCCTGACTCCCGCTAGGGGGTTCGTGCGAACATCCAAAAAAGGGGTGTGGCAACCCAAAGAGTCCACCAGTCAATCCCAAGTGTTCGACTGGGCTAGGTGGGCACGGGGGCGTTATCCCGAACTCGATCTGATGTTCGCCGTCCCGAACGGATTTCCCCTCCACGGTCCTCAGCGTTTTGCCGTGGTCAATTATATGAAAGCGCAGGGGCTCAAGAACGGCGTGCCCGACATCAGCTTGCCCATCGCCCGCGGCGGATTCTTCCACAAATGGATCGAGATGAAGGTCAAAGGCGGGCGACTGAGTGAGGCACAGGAGGTCTGGATCCAAGCGCTCCGTAACGCCGGCGGGGACGTCTCAATTTGCGAGTCGTTCGAGGAAGCGGTGGCTGATCTGGAAGGCTATCTTCAGTTGCCGAACACGCTCTCGTTCAGTGAAACGAATTAGTCATCGCTTCGAGACGCTCGCGCGCAGAAGCCTGCAGCGTGAGCATATTAATCTCCATTGGATCGGTGATTGGCAGTTGCTCCGGATTAACTGGAAGCTGCGACTTCGGCATCTTGGCCTCGGTGGCAGCATCCCAGCGGTTCTGCTCGTTAAGCAGCGCGAGTTCCCACCACTGCGCGAGTTTGTGCGCGATCGGAGGGAACAGGCACGAACTTTTACCCGCGAGCACATGATCCTCCCACTCGGTCTTGCTCGCGTTAATGCTGTAATAAGCGCACATTGCTGAGAATGAGTGGAATTGCCAGCCATACAAGATGACCGGCAATTCGATACTCCTCCGCTGTTGGGCGCGCTGGCGATGGTGGCGAGCGTAGGCTCTGGCGTGTGCGAGGGCACCTTCTAGGCCTTCCTGTTTGATCCACCGCCTCACGACTCCCGGCGCTAGCCGGTAACGCCGACGCAGTTCACGAACAAACGCCACGAGACTGGGATAGGTGGTCCCATCGACAAGGATCCGGCTCCGTTCGACATCGCGCCGGAGCTGTTCGACATTATTGCCATTGGCACATAGTCGCGAATCAATCGTAGAGACTGGAAGACCGAGCCGAGGGGACAATTCCCGAGCCAGCGCGCTGCGACTTAGTTCTCGTCCTTCGAACATGATGACGCGTGTCGGAGAAACACCGCGGCGGCGCGATGTCCGGTGCGTTTGACACCACCGCAGCGCAGCATCGCCATCGCCATCATGATTTCGAATAATCGCTTTGAGCCATTTGACGCTGCGACCGGTAGATTGCGCTAATTCCTGAGCGGCCACTTGCAAGGAAGGATATTCTCGACCGTTATACGTAATAGTACGTCGGTGGCGTTTCGGTTGCTGTTCGGACACGGCGTCACCGTCACCGTTTTGTGCCTTGAGAAGCTGATGGAGCCGCCGGAGACTCAGCCCAGTCTCCGGCTCCAGAAGCTTGGCGACGGCTTGAAGGGAGGTATATTGCTGACCCTTGTATGTTGCGCCGCGCATTTAAACAGACAGCTGTTCGAACGCCGATCCCGCGGCCGGAGCTGCGGGGACGACCCGGCGGCGGCGGGCGAGCACATCACGCTCCCGACGCTCGGCCGCCTTACGCTCAGCCGCTTTGTTCCTGGCCCGAACGGCCGTCTGGTGAACGGCGTTGAGCTCCTCACGAAGCACCGGATTGAAGGTCGCGATCACTCGCTGATCCGTCGGAAATTTATCTGCTTTGAAATCGCGCGCCGTCTTCCACCCCTCATAAGCATTGAGCACGTTCGCGAGCACCATCAAGTCGCGCTGATCTCCTGTAATCTTGATCTTTTGCTTCTCGTTTTTAGAGAGGAGTTGATTTTCGACCATTTTTATAGCGTAAAACGCGTCCATCAAACCGTCCATGTAAGCACCTTTTTCAGTTTGCAACTTCTCGAGGAACTCTCTCCCGCGTTCTCCATCGCGGTGCAGAACTGACAGATAACCAGCGATGAAAGCTGAGCCTAAAGGCATTTCCGACTTCGTGGGCGCGAGTGCATCAAGTGCTTCGAGCGCTGGTTTGAAATAATGAACGCTGGCGAGCAGCGGCAAACTTCGATGGACTTGCTGATAGATAGGATCTGGATTCTCTTTCGCGAGCAACACTTCGCGAAATTCACTCATCACGGTACTGCCGCACACCGTTGCAGCGAGCTGCAGCACTTTACTCAGTCCACTTGCTTGACGCAGCCACCACCAGTTCGGGGTGATTTTCGCTACCCGAACCGTCGTCTGGTTCATATCTCTTCTAGCTTTAACCGCAATCAACGAATCTAAAGCATTGTAAGCCTTCGTTGCAGCGGCCATGTCGGTAGCAGCATAGACCGTAGTGCGTACGGTCGCCGGAGCCGGGATCCCCTCGAGACTCCAGACGTGGGTTCGCGTATGACCATTAAGTTTGTGTCCGCGTCGGCTGAATGCATCGTCGTGACTTGCATGCCACAAGCTGCTCAGGGATTCGATCGTATCGCCCTGCTCCGGTCTGCCGATCAGAATGGCGGCGACTTCCCGATGCTGGTCCAGAGGTTCATCGAGCACGCCTGAACTTATGAGTCTCGCAGCGTGCAAAACAGTCTGCCGCTGGGCTGGATGGTCTGGCAACGCTGTGAACGTCCCAAGGGGCAGATCCTTGATCGTCTCCAAGTGAAGGATGTGGGGATTTGCAACAAACGGAGCTGTCATGTTTCCTCCAGCGCCTTTTCGAGGCTGCAACTTTGGTTTGACGTGCTGTTCTGCGCGCCGAGCGGACTATACGCCTTTGCGATAAAATATTACAATAGCGAGTGCCAGTGATCGAATAATTGGGTGGGAAAGCGGATGTGACGATGAGATACGGCATGATCACAGGAGCTCAGATTCGTGCGGCTCGTGCCCTGCTTGGGTGGACGGCTACCGATCTGGCTGAAAAATCCGGCGTCAGCTATGCGTCGATCCAGCGCGCGGAGGCAGTCAACGGCGTCAGCACGATGCGGGCAAAGAATCTTTACGCTTTACAGCGCGCGCTTGAGGACGGTGGAGTGATCTTCCTTGGCGCTAGCGATAACGGTGGCGATGGATTGCGGCTGAAGTGTGAACTAAGTTAAGGTTCAGGGGGGCAGCGGTATTTCTCGTTCCACGCGACATACCACGCGAATGCGATCACGGTCACCACTCCACCGACGAAGCCGAAGATACAGCCCAACACCAGACCGTCTATAAACGGTGTCATCATGGCAGTGCCCCCCCTTGGGCTATTTTAGGCGGTCTTCTCTCCCACTACTTCCTCGATCACCAATCCAGCCACTACCGGTGAATAGGCAGCTGCAGTCAGTTGTGAGGCGACCGCGATCAAATGCACCCACTGATCGCGTCCTACATCGCCGGCATACTGCAACAGCGCGGTATGGAACTGTGCGAAGCTCTTCCACACCACTTTCTCGGTGGGTGACAGCACCATCTCCGGTGCTTTCGGTGCAACGATGGAGATGCGCGGGCGGTTAATTGGTGGACGATCCTGCAACGAAATCAGTTCCCGTTGCAGCCGCTGGAGTTCCTGCTGAAAAGGGGTATCCGGCAGTGCCTGCTGGAGTTCGAGGATCTGCCGCTGCAATTCTTCGAGTTGGACTTTCATGCTCATGATTTCTTCTTCTCCACAGCGGCGAGCCGCTTATCGATTTCTTTAAGTGCATTCACCATCAAAGTGAATATCGCGGATTCGGCAATGCCCAGCGTTGGGTCGTCCGACTCGAGTCCGCCTGAACCGTCAGCCAACTTCTCCCCAATCACCACTACTGCTTCAGGCAGCACCGATTTTACATCCTGTGCGGAGAAGCCAACCTCACGGGCCCGTAATTTACCGTCAGGATTGGAGCGCTGAAACATGATCGGCTTCAGTTGCTTGATCACCTCAAGGCCGCGCGCTTCCGGCTCCACGTTTTTCTTGAAGCGGATATCGCAGATGTTCTGATAAGCCCCAAGCCCGCCGACCGGTCCTGTTGGATTGTACGAGAGCAGGTCGCTGGGGCGCATGTGCCACAGCGCACCGTTATTGACAATGAAAGACGATGCGGTTTGACCGGCAACACCGTAGGCCCAATAAGTATTGGCTGGTATGCCCGCCGCTACGAGAGAATAGCTTCTCCCGACGATTGACCCATCTGCATTTACGGAAGCTACCAGTGCGGGGCTAAAGCCACTCCCCACCGTCAATCCCGAATTAACGTAAAATTGAAAGTTTCCACCATTACCCGAGAAAACCATCGCGCTCGTGGCATTGGCAATCCAACTAACGCCGTTATAATAAGCCCCGGTGGCCAGATTTACGTTGTTGGCGACGACTGAGGTAAGCGTAGCCGCTGCAGTCGAAGCACCACTGCTGGCTCCTATATAAATTTGGCTAGCGCCGACCGCCGTACCTGCAATCACCCCGTAACTGCCGCTGACCGTACCGGTAACGGCCAAGCCATTCAGGTTCAAGGCCATTGCGAGACTGGGGCTATATGTACTACCAGCACTCAAAGCTTGATTCAGGAAAATCGAGAAGGCTGCGGCGTTGGCCGGGAAGTTGAATATCGCTGCATTGGCATTTGTCGCCATCCACGCTGCGCCGGTGGAGTAGGCCCCGGTTGATAGGTTGAACGCACCGCTGATCCCAGGGACATAATTGATAGCTGCCGTGGGCTGAAAGCCACTGGTCTGGAACAGTACGCAGGGCGTAGTCGTCTGGCCGCAGATGAGCACGTTGCCGCCCACCTGGGGATTCCCGCCCGTCCGCGCGTAGCCGATGCCTAGTCCCGTTACGTTCTGATAGCCGTAGACGAATCCAGCAACACCGTTATTACCCCCCGCCGTAACGATTGAGCTGCCATCGGGGAGCGTGACGGTGCCAGTGAAGGTCGGGGATGCCAAGGGCGCGTAGTTGTTCTGCCCCGAGGCAGGATTTGTCAACGGAGCGGCATTGGCCAGTACAAACTGAGTAGTGCTTAGCTGTGTAGTATTCGTTCCAACCGTGGCAGTAGGCGCAGTCGGGGTACCGGTAAAGGTCGGGCTGGCTGTAGGAGCTGCTCCGAGTGAGGTCAATGCAGACGGGGCAGTAGTCGCAGCGGTCCCACCATTCGCAACGCTAAGAGGAATAGCTGCGGTAGCCAATCCACTAAAAGCTGTCCCGTTGGTTTTGGTAACAACGAGTGAGCCAATGTTGCTAATCGTTCCATCGCCCGAGATCGTCTGTGGGGTAAAGCTGGTGCCGCTCTGGGCGATCCAAATCTGCCCCAAGGTAGGGGCGGTGCCGCTGCCCGACCCACCGTTGGCCACCGATAGAGGAATGGACGCCGTAGCGAGTGCGGTAAACGCAACCCCAGCAGTCTTGGTAATGGTCAGAGTTCCCGAACTATTGAGCGTTCCATCACCCGCTATCGTCTGGGGAACAAAGGTGGTGCCGTTTGCCGCGATATGAATCTGTCCCGACGCAGGCGCGGTGCCATTGCCCGACCCGCCGTTAGCCACGGAGAGAGGAACGGTTGCTGTAGCGAGTGCGGTAAACGCAGTCCCCTGAGTCCTTGTAACGGTCAGCGCCCCCGCACTGGTGATCGTCCCGTCACCGCCCAGCGTTACCGGTGCGATTGAGGTGCCTGACTGCGCGATCTCTATTTGACCGGCGGTGGGAGCGGTGGTGTTTCCGGTACCACCGTTTGCGATCGTAACCGGACTCGTCAGTGAGATCGTGCCAGTGGTGGTTATGACGCCACCGGCTAGACCAGCCCCCGCGGTAATACTGGTGACTGTGCCGCTGCCACCGCCACCAGCCGATGAAACGGCAGCCCACGTACTGCCATTCCAGACCATCAACTGACCAGTCGTGGTGTTGTACCAGAGATCACCCGTCGCCGGAGTAGCTGGGGCCGCGGTCCCGGCAGCGGAGGACGCATTCAGGCGGATCTGTCCTGCAGCGGCGATACTGGTTGGGACACCGCACCACAAACGCGGCGGCTGGGTCGCCATCTCTACCGCCAGTTCGCCTTGGGCGAGACCTGACGGAGCCTGATTGGCTGTCGCCGTGCGATAAATCTGGATGGCGGTGAGATGAGCCATTAACTTATTCCTTCATTACCACGCCATTAGCTGGCAATGCGTCAGCAGGTAGTTGTGGCTTCGCCTGCTCCATAATGGCGTTAATCAGGGGCATCGCACGTTTGATCGATTGATCCCCCAGCATGTCCAAAATCTGGTTCCATTGTTCAACGGTTAGTTTGATCGTTATTTCCATTAGAATGTTCCCCCGTCGATCGGGCTTAGTAATTGCCAACTCGCAGTTGCACCATTTCTAACGTAGGGTTGCGATGCTCCGGTTGGGGCCTCCCCTAGACCCCCCGCTGGTCCAGGCGGCCCTTGTGCTGGCACTCCGGTATCGGTGGTACCAACAAACCAATTGCCGTTGGGGCCGATATATGGGCTCTCGGAAACTCCGGCGGTCAGATGCGCAGCGACATCCAGAATGCGGTAGTACTGATCCTGATTCAGCTCGCCCAGTACGGAGGTGAGCTTGGTCAGCATGTACATAAAGGTGTCCCAAGTATTTTGCTCGTCAGCCGGCAGAGGCGCTCGGGGAATTGCTGCTGCTGCCATGTTTCACCTCAGCGTATCGGGACAACTATAGTCGGCTGCTTTGCTGTCGTCGCTGCTGCTACGGCTCCGAGGGCTATCTGGAACGCTTCTGTGGTGGTCGGATTACTTAAGATTGCAGTGCGCGTCGAGGTTGTCCCGGCCGCCACCTGCGTAAAAACCGTAGCATTGCATTTCTGGAATTGCATCGCACGGAGAGTAGGAACCCCGTTGTTATTACGGAACACGAGGGAGTCGGTCGTCGGAAGGCCCGTTGCGAAGTAGTTATTGGTCGCACGCCACATCGCGACGATGAGCGCGTTCGCCGTTGTGGTCGTGACCGTAGGCGTTACGCTGTTTGTCGCGCTCGCGTTATCGACGTTGGCAAAGGCGTTTTGCAGAATGCCGCCGCCGGTATCGTGATAGACCGCGAGGAGACTGCAACTGAACGTGGGTGAGCCGGATGCCACGCTCCAGTTGTAACTGGCTGGCTCAGATCCGCTCGCCACTTTCCAATAGATCGACAGCGTGTATTGGAAGCTCGCATCGTTGTGATCGCCAAAGAGCCGAGTCCAACCAGATGGCGCAGTTATGGTCGCGTTGGCAGTCTCGGGCGTAACCATCGCAATCATCATATCGCCCGCGATGATATTGGTCGGTACCGGCACCGGAAGCGAGGTGATGCCAGCCCCACCGTTATCCTCCCACCGCGCGGCGCGAATACCTAAAGGCTGTGTCGTCTTGGTGCCGGAATTGTAAAGCGACAGTCTCATCACCGCCCAATTGCGTGCAGCCGTATCGGTAATCGTAGGGGTCGGCGTAGCCGTGTTCTTTTTAACCGGGATTAGCTGACAGTAGCCATTGCCTGAGCCGCCGCCCGCGCCATTATCGGCGAAATAACCCAAGGCCGGAACGGTTGGTGCGTTCAGTGAAGGGCCGGAAAAGATACTCAACACCAGTTCATACTGGTCATTAGTAGTATCGTTCGGCGTAAAGGCCGGCATCGTAACGGTCGTACTCGAGTTCTGTATGGCCGTGACAAAAGTGCCAAAACTTGCCGTACCGCCACCCGTATCGTAGTACGTCATCATCATCGCGCCACCGGTACCGCTGGGTGTCGTATAGGTATAACTCGCTGGCTCTGATGCCGCCCGCCGCCAGAACACGCCCAGGGCGTAATTACTTGAGGTAGCCTGCCCGATCTTGGTCCAGCCCGAGGCTGGTCCAGTAATCGTTCCCGCCGAGTTATTGCAGATCATCAGGATGAGCAGATCGCCGTTCTGCGTGCTCGTTGGCACGTTGATCGGACCGACATTTGAGCCGCCTGAATTGGCGCTGTCAGCCGTCGTTCCGGTACGTAAGGCAATTGCCATTTCTGATCCCTACCGCGTGCCGACAAACGTGATCTTCACGCCTGCGAGCGTGCTGTCCGCAGCGGTTGGTGCGACTAGTTGGAGTACGTCACCCGCGTTGAACGTGGTCGCCGCGAAGCTTTGGAACGTACCCGTCGCACTGGCCGCGAAGCGCACCGTGCCGATACTCGAGCCGTTCTTATTTGCCGTGCATGAGACGGTACCGGTCGAGGCGGCGTCGGCTAGCGCGTAGCTGCCGGTCATATTCGCCGGGAAACTCACTGTACGCGGGAAGATGTACTCACCGATGATCTGCGAGTTGGAATAAGTACCCGCCAGATATATGCCGAGATCGTATGGCCCAGTCGCTGGTGGGTTAGCCAAGACAAAAGCGGTGGTGGCTAATTGGGTAGTATTGGTGCCGGGGGCGGCAGTTGGAGCGGTCGGAACGCCGGTAAACGCAGGGCTGCTGAAGATGCTGACGCCGTTCAGTTGATAGGTACCGGTGGTGATGTTGATGCCGGTGGCCGGAGGGAGAGCCCCAGGGGTAGTACCGATCTGCAGGGCCGGGAGCCGATAGATACCGGTCTTGTCCCAGATTGCGTCCAAGGTGGGGGTAGTCTGAACCTGGAGGTAGCAACCAAAATTGTAGCTATCGACGAGGATGTAAGCGTTTGTAGTATCGAGAGTAATTGCGCTGATATCGACGATGCCCCCGTTGGACCAGTACCCCCCATCAGGAAAAGTCGCCCAAGTGGTGAAGGTGGGCCGATCGAGGGGCGCGTAGTTGTTCTGTCCAAATGGAGGGTTAATCAGTGGAGCTCCCCCACCGCCGCTGCCGCCACCACCGCCATCAGACAACGTCAGGGTCGCCGCGATCTCGGCCATATAGAGGTACTGATCACGGTTGGGCCAGCCAAAGGTCTGATATATGGCGGTGAGAAAACTCCAGAACTCGTCCCATCGGGCTTGCAGGCCAGCTGGCAGGTTGACGGGTGGTGGAGTCGGGTTGACGGTGATGATGTCCTGCGTCGGTGCCACCGGAACGGACGGCCGCATCTGGTTAAGCGCCGCCGCTACTCTGCCCAAGTCCGGTAACGCGAGACCCTCTCGCCCGATCTCGGCATCGACGTTGCTGATCTGGCGAAGAACTTCTTGGATCTTCTGAGCGATGTCGTTCTTGCGGTTCATGCTGGCGTTATGATCTGACTAAATGTTGCGGTTGAAGCCATCGGGACCAACCCAATCATCGGCGGATAAGTGCGGCCGTTATCCGAGACGTAGACCTGAAGCACCATGCCCTGAACCAAAGAAACGGTGGTCATATTGCCCGAAGTGTCGGTGGTCGCCGTGATGATGATGGGCTGGACGACCATGCTGGACAGTGATTGTGGCACCATGCTGTTGAACGTGATGGTACCGTGCTGGACGGGGTTGCCATCGACGCGCAGGACCGTCCCCGACACCGTGCAGACCGCAACGGACGTAGCTCGTGGTTCAACTCCTGGCAAACTCATGAGGTGATAACTCCCCACTTCTGAAGCACTGGATGGTAGATGAACGCTGCTTGATGATTAGCCGGAATAGTCGCGCTCACGAGGATGTTGCCGGAGGTAGCGGTGTTGAAACCATCTCGAGAAAAGGCGTAAAACTGGCTCGCCATATTAGCCGGCGCATTGATCGTCGTAATCGTGGTCGTGCCGGTGATCTGCTGCACCAGCGCACTCGGCGTAATGGTCGCCGCACTGGCGATATCAGCCCCATAGTTGAATTGCAGGGTGTCGAGCGGTGGCAGCAGCTGGATACGCATATAGTTGGTGACGTACTGCATCCAGCGATCCACGACATAGTTGATCAGGAAGGCGCGCAGATCCTGAAAAGTACGGACATTGATCGGTCCCGGTGGTGGGGGATCGAATGGGGCGATATTCGGCACTTAACGCCATCCCCCCGGACGTAACTCCACCAGCAGCGCCGAGACCTCCCCGCCGTGCTGGGTATTGGGCGTTATCGGCTGCCCCGGACCCTCGGTATTGATCTGAAACGAGTGCCACTTATCGTATTGGCGGAAGTAAAACCAGCCATCAGCGGCACGAAAGGTGGTCGGGCCGGGAATGTCGTCACCACCCAGATTCCGCGCATGATACGCCAACACTGAAGCGTATTTCGGCTCTACATAGTATTGCGGCTTGACCCGCATGCACTGTGACAAGCCTTTGGGACTGCCGATGTAGCTGGTTCGCAGCATCATGGTGCCGGGAGCTCCGGTCCACGACTTGAGAATGTTGTCAGCGCCAAAAAACAAACCATTCCAGACACCGCCGGTATAGCTGTTGCCGGACTGAGAGCCCGATTGAAAATTCGGGGTAGGCACCATCGTCACATTGAGGAATCCTGCCCCCCATTTACCGTTACGGGTATTCCAGCACACGTAGCGATCGGGCACATGCTGAACTGGCGGATTCTTGCTGACGAAATACCAGTAACAAAGGCCGTGGTAAGGATCGTACCGGCTCAAAATCGCGCCGAACCACGTCGGATCAGCCACATCGAAAAACCACTCTTTGAGGTTGTTCGGTATCCTTTGCGGCGTATAGCCCGAAGTCACATAAAAATCGTCGATCCCGAAGAATGCCACCGCATCCGGCATCTCGATGACGGCTTCCTGCGTCCAAGTACCAGTCAAGTCTGACAGTAGCTGCCATGACCACACCGCCTGTCCACCAACGTAGCTACCCAACCACATCGCCGAAGGTTTAAAAGCGATGACGTTACGGTAGAGGCGGCTGCAGGCGACGACCTCACCGGGAAAATCGTACAGCACTCCTTGTCCCGCTTGGGTCTGAATATTCGGTGTCCAGTTATTAAAAGTCGCCAACGCTGAGCAGTACCAGTTGGCACCATTGAACATTAAGACTTGGCCGTTAACTGCGGTGACGAGACTGGCATTGGTCGGTGCGCCACCACCGATCGCAGCGAAATGGCCGTTACCATCAAAAGTCGAGAAGAGCGGTTGTGGCTGCCCCCTATTTACGGCGATGACCGTGTCACCGAACTGGGAGAATCGCCAGCGGTAGCCGACTCCTGGGGGAATTGCCCCGGTATTCTCTGCGATGTTCCATGTATTGGTGGGATCCGGATTACTGCCTGCGGTGTTGTTCAGTGCCCACAGATGATCTTTGTCACCAGCGAACACCTGAATAGTGCCGTTGCTGTAGTAAACCACCGTCGCACCGAGCGGCATGCTTGCCAGCGGTGGCGGACAGTACAACTCAGCCAGATTCTGCGCCTGATAGCCTTTTGCGGTCGGCATCGCCTGATCCATATCGATCAGTACGACCTGCCCGCCGGAGCTGGCATTGAGCGCGAGATCGGGCGCGAAGTCCGCGAGGGGAAACTCCTGCACCGATACGCCGACCTTATAAGCGCTCATGTCATTTGCTCTCTTATCGTTTCCCCGCTAACGTGCAGCGATGGTTCCCGCGTAGAGGCGGTGAAACATTTTTGCTCACCAATCCCAGCCGGGGATCCGATATCCCTGTTGTGCCGCGGCTTGCGCTTTGAGGTGGCTCAATTCCTCACTGGCCGCGCTCATGGCGAGTTGGGCAGCGTCTGAATCATAGAGAATTTCGCGGCTGATCGAGGCTTGCGCGTACTTTCGAATTAAGCGCTCGGCAGTGGTCGTCCAGTAGTTGGTGTCAGTCGCATTGAAGAGGATGTTAGGGCCGGTGTTGTAGTTCAACGTGATCGGATAAAAGCCTGCCGGATAGACCCACAGATAAATCTGCGATTGCCAGTACGACCAGAAGCGGGGATACGCCGCGATCGGAGAGGGCTGCACCACGTCGTACGAACTCAGCTCGATAAAAGGAATCTTCTCGAGAATCAATCTGAGGTTGGCGGTGGTGATCTGAACCATGTACGGAGCCACCCAATCGACGGGCGGAATGTACTGGTTCATGTTGGGAACCGTGCTCAGCTGGGTGTGATAGCCACGCTGAAACGGCCCGATATTGGCCCACAGCACTCCACCATCCGAGGTAATGCCGTAGTCAGTCGGCAGGGGCTGCTGGTAGTACGAGGACCCCGGCAGATCGTAAAAGATATGGTTGTTCCAAGTGGGAGGAGTCGCTCCGCTCTGCTGTATCCCCTCCGACATGGCGACGAAGGCGTAGGTGATGCCGCTCACCATCTGCTGAATGGTCGAGCCCAGCGGAAACATCGTACCCGCCTGCCAGACGGGAACTTTGCGATTGTCGATCTCAGAAAAAAAGAACGCCTTGCGCTGGAAATAACGCATGGCGTCCTGCAGATAGTCGATGATCAGACCGGCGAGGTCGGGACGATTCAAGTCATCGAGCAACCTCGCCTGCTGTGCGCCAAACGTCCGGGTATCCGCCTGTTGCGGTTGATACGATTCAGCCATGACATAGAACAGTCAGCCGCGTTAGTCTTTACCCATCCCTGCGGGGTTAGGCTCACCGGGAACTGGTCCGCCCATCACGCCTGAGCCGGACTTGCTGTTAGGCGTTTCGGTCATGTCACAAGTCGAGAGATGGTCTTTCATCATCTCATCATAACTGGTGAAGAGCTTTCCATCCGGCTCCTCACCGGAGTTGGTTTCATTGAACGGATTGGGATAACCGTAACCCATGCTTTTTGCCATTTACTTATTTCCTCTTACGTCGCGTTTGCCTTCGCTTATTCCCCACAGCGCGTCTCTAAAGTCTTCACAGGCGTTTGTGATGTGATGACCCTTATCCCACGCTTTCTGGTAAGCGTCAGTCACCGTGTCGTCACTCAGCTTCCCGGCGATGAGGTCTTTCACCCTCGTATCCGCATTTTGCGGATAACTGGTCTTGGGCGGCACCCAGATATTGTCGATATCTGGATACTCATCCATCGTTTTGCGACTCATTATACGCCTCCGTCATAAGCCGGTGCCCACTGTACCACAAAGCTTACAGGCGTGGCCGGTGTGAGCGCGGCAGCGACGATGATTTGCAGCATGGTTCCGGGCTGCCACTGCACTACGCGGCAGCCGGTCGCACCGATCGCGCGCGGCGTCGAGCAATACATCGTCCCGAGATTCTGCGCCTGAGGAGCAGTCATGGCGGCGTTAGTGATAATGGCACCCGCCAGCGTGCCGTACGCCGTCGGGCTGGCCAACGAATCCTGAAGCGTCCCGGTTACACCGGAAGTGACGATTTGGTAACTGAGCAGGAACGAATTGAACGGCACGTAACAAAGGTTAATGTTGTTGCCAATCGCCAATGCCACGCCAGCTTGGAAAGCACCCATGACGGGAATTGTATAGACGCTCGGTCCTCTACCGCCCTTGGGATCACGGATGATGGCCGAGGAGTTGAAGCCCGCGGGCAGTGCCAGCAGACTCGGACCCATCGGTCCTTTTACTTCACCGTTGCCGTTGCTCTTGTGTTGTTTCGCCGCCTCTTCATGTGAACCAGCGTGTTCAGACACAGGCGCTTCTTTCTCTTTGTCTTTCTCTGAAGAAACTCCAAAGCCCTGGTGTTCGCTCTTTGACATTTGTTCTTCCACTCCTGCTACTGCGCCATCGCTTCTTGCGAACCCGGCTGATCGATATCGGCACCCCAGGTGTCGATTACGGTGACGCCGAAGTCGAGGTTGTTGAACACAACTTTCTTCATGCCCCAGATGGCACTCACACCGATCCCGATCTGTCTCCCGAAGTCTCTTAGTTCCTCTAACCAAAGAAACTTTTGCTCAGCCTGCTGACCGCGGCCGAACGCCATCACCGCTGCCTGAGCACCGCAGAAGAGTGCGCGCTTGGTATTGGTCACCGCCGCTCCAGCCACACTCACGGCATTGGGCAGACGGCTGTTCTCATGCATCAAGGTGCGATGGTACTGACCGAGGCTCTCCCAGAAGATCGGGTTATCCCCGAGGTCGCCACCAGTCATCGCTGCTTTTTGAATATCGAGCCACTGACCTACAGATGTATTGATTCGTAGATCGGTGCCTTGTGACGTATGGACGAACAGTACATAGAAACTGCGTCCAGCGACTTTGAGCGGGCGAATACCACTGGTGAGCGACTTAGCTAACAATTCTGCCTGATCGACCAGGGTAATGTTAAAAGTGTTGGTGTTGGTCAGGTTGGCCGCGTCGGTGATCGGAGTGGCCGGAGGTGCCGGCTGGGCGAAGATCTGCCGCGTAGCCGTGGTTGGGGCTTGCAACCCTGTGAATCTGGTATCGGTTTGCGGCGTGTATGAGGCCAATTGGTTCGCCGCGCTATGATCGGTACGTGCGGCATACCAGTCGGCGAGGCGGTTACGTCCCGTCCTTCTACGATCGAACAGAATGCGTTGATCCGAGATCGGACCAACCAAAAGGATCGCGTGCGCCAACTCGTGGATATAGAGGCTATCACCATATGTGAGCGGCGATTCCTCATTACCGGTCAAGGTATTGAGGTCCATCACACCGGCACCGCTAAGCAGCTGGCTAACCCCGTAGCGGACATTATCTCCGGCGTGTTTCTGGAGATCGTCCAGGATCATCACCAGTGAGCTGTCGTCAGGTGACGCAAAGCGGAGAAAAAGCGTGTCGATCATGTACTGAGCCAACATCAGTTTGGCCCAGCGTGAATTACTTAATGGATCTGTAGTTTGATAAACCCATTCTGCCACAGGTGGTCCTCCGGAAATCGTTAAATTCCACCGTTTCACCGCTGTTACGCGGGAACCGTCGTGCTATGTGCCTCGATGAATTTAACGCCCAGAAGAGGAACCCCGAGGCTCCGAACTGGCGTCGTCCGGTCGGGTTACTCGCGACTTTAACGCGACCTGTGCGAGTGGCTACCTTTGCGAAGAGTAGCAGGTCTAAATTTTTCTATAGACGCAACTAACTACTAAGTCAATATATCTTGACTGTCAGTCATCCCACGTTTCACCGCCGTAAACGCGGGAACCTAACGCATGGTCTTGCCGCGCCCTGACATATGCCTGCCTGTGTCATGCTGATACTTCTTATCCGAAGCGTAGCCGCGCTTTGTTTCAGTACGCGAGTGCGTTTTGACCTTAGCTGGGAGTCCTTCAGTCTTGGTGGCTGCATAGTCATGCAGTTGCTTGTGCGACATCTTCGTCACACCAGCATTTTCGGGCGATACCGCTTCAGGGTCGTGCTCCGCAATCGCCATTAGTTTTTGTTGTTTTTTCGATACGGCAGGCATGTCATTAACCTCATGTTTCACCGCCAATAACGCGGGAACCTAACCTCTCAGATAGCTTACTTCATCGCCGTCCAAACCATCTGCACGAGCCATCGCGTATTTTAGATCGGCGGCAGTTTGCGGATTTGAGAGCGCGGCCATAAATTCCCGTTCACTCATCGCCTCGATATCCGCCGGACCATAATTGCGATACGAACTGGCACCACCAGCGTTACCACCTGCAGGAATAGCACCCAAGCCCTGGAGTCTCTGACCGTTTTGTACCTGCTGTAGCCGTTGCGACTGCGGTGTAGCCGGTTGTGTTATGCGAGATCCTGTTTCAGCGCCATTTACGCGCGAACCTTGTTGTTGGTTAAAGCCCCACTCGCGGGCGAGCTGCGCCACTGCCGGCGCAAACTTGCCCCCGTACTGCTGGCTCAACCGCGCGATCATCACCGATTCCGCCTCCACCATCTTTTCAGCCAGACCCACAGGCGCATTCGGAGCGATCGACCGCCAGAAGCCGATACGCTTGTCGGCGGCGTACTTGGCTGCCGGGAAATACTGCTGATCGTTGGCCGCATAGACGTTGGCTTCATTCTTTACCCAGTCTGCGAACTGCTGCTGGTCCTGATTGGACTGATAGGTCTGACCGAAGTTCTGGAGCTGCGACTGTAACTGCTCAATCAGCCCGCGATCCTGCAGACGCGCCTGCCTCACATCATAGAGTTCAGCCCCGACCGGATCGATGTTCGGATCGGGACGTTCTGCCGCACGGCGTTGCTCCGCAGTTAGACGCGCTGCCTGATCATTGGCTTCCTGGATGAGACGCTGCCGTTCATCCATGCGGGTTCTGAACTCACGATGTTGCGAGAGTTCATCGCTGAACTGCTTGTTCTGATCGAGGAGCTGTTTGAAGCGCCAATAAGGAACTTCCTCGGTTTGTTCCTGAGCGTGTGCGTCCGGCTGCTGAGGTTGCGGCGGTGCTTCTTCAGGAGCAGGTTCTGGTGCGGGAGCCTGCTCCGGCGCGGGTTGTTCCCCGGTTTCTAACGCTTCGACTTCCGCATCATTGGCTAATTCTCCAGGCTTAAAGCCTGCTCGCGGTTGTGCTGCCATTGATGGCATCTCCTTCAAGTTTCACCGCTGTTACGCGGGAACCATGTCGTCTTCTTACAGTTTCACTGCTTTATACGCAGGAACCTTTATTCCCACCTGATACCGAGCTCTTCACCACTTTCGATCGCTTCGGTTAACTGCTCAAGCGCACCGAGGTTAATATCCAGGTCGCGACCCTTGATATTTTCAGCGACCTCAACCGCTTCTTCCATCGCCTGACTCAGAGTCGTGCCCATACCGATTGCAGCACCACATTCAGTCAGCTTCGAGGGCGATACCGCATAGTCAGTGCCGTCGTATTGACAGTGTCCATAGAGGACTGTTCGATCCCAGCGTTCTGACGTAATGCGTAACGGGTTCTCCTTCCCATACTCGCTTTTGAAGATGATCTGCACCCCGATCGGGGCGAGCCATTCCGGCTCAACCACCCTGCCGTGAGCACCCTCCCACATAGTCTCGCCCAGATTATGGACCATGAACCGCATCAGGGCTGATGGCGGGTTGGGGTATCGTGCGGTGAAGTCAATGAAGTATGACCCCTGATCCGTTTCCCGCGTCTCCGTCGACATGGGACCGCGATAGTCAAACTGCTCGAGAATGGGGGCGAGCTTATCGACACAGTCCTGCAGACGTTGCGGTAATTTGCCGACCCTACCTCCGTAGCAGACGTCTTTGACTTCGTAGCCCCAGAGATTCTCCGTTGGCAGTACCCCAGCGACGTTGACCAGGAGGTCCGCTCCAACTTCGACGCAGGGATCACCCTGAATGGGTTGCTCGATCACGAATTCCGCGTGGTCCCCATACGGTTCCATCTTGAGTGCCAGTTCATTCAAGCGGCGCGTAGTATCGACTGGATCCTCATGTTTGAAGGTTTCGGCCTCACCGCGGAAGGTCGAGAGTTTGATGTGGAGCTGGTCATCTTTCATCTCGCTCAGGATGTTGCGGAGATTCTCGACGCCAGTTACCGGCATAGCCTCGGCACAGCCCAGTTCGTACTTCTTGCAGACGCTTTTCAGATACCAGCGATCACGTTCGAGGCGAGCGGCAGCACCGGAGCCAAAGACTGGCTTGCCCTGACGGCGCAGCCACTCCTGCAGACCGGCATTACCGACATCGGGGAAGACCACCAGATCGGCATCGTCTAATACGTCCCAGAAGTCATAGACGCGCTCGATCCCGTCCAGACCGGTACCGGGGATGTAGTCGCGCACCGAGGGAAAGGCTTTTTCCCACGGGGAGTAGTAGTAGATGGTCCCAAATTGCCCAACTACCGATTCACACATATGCACATAGGAAGCACTGGGATCGAAAAATAAGACCGTTTTTGTTGAAAGGTCTGTCATCCCCGTTTTCGCCCAACGAGAACTGATTTACTTTTCATGACATCCACGAGTTTCACTGCCGTATACGCAGGAACCTCACTTACTGCGCGCACCTGCTTGCATGCTCGGTGCTTGCCCGCCACCACCCGCATTTGCTTGAGCCCCAGGTAAACTCGGTGCGGGGTTCATCGGCGCTGGTTGCCGTTGGAGCGGCTGTCCCATCTGTCCCACATTTGGCATCGGGCCGCGCATCTGGGGAGTGCCAATTGCCCCCCATTGCGGGTTTTGCTGCGGCATCGGCGGCGGCTGCATCACCGGACCCATCGCGGGAGTGCCGACTTTACCAAACTGTGGGTTTTGTTGTTGCATCGGTGGACTCGGCTGAGGAGTACCGATCGCACCGAATTGCGGACCCTGCGGGCTAACGGGTCCAGGCACGGGTGCGGTGATGGGCTGTGGCGGCTGCATAGGCGGTCCCATTGCGGGAGTGCCGATTTTACCGAACTGCTGACCCTGCGGCGGTGAGCCACCCATCTGACCGGTCTGTTGCTGTGGTCCTGCCGACATTAGCTTAGTTCCTCTTTCAATTGCCTCACCGCTGATACGCGGGAGTCTTCCTCGAAGCGGACGTGATGATGAAGGCTCCAGAAACCGGTCGTTTCCAGTGCCTGCTGATGACCGTCACCGGGGCGCAGGATCGGCCCGAAGACCTCAGCCAATATGTAACGCGCCTGTTCGAAGTGCTCCGGTGACCATGAGCAGGTAGCCAACCACCCTTCTTCCGGCACCTCAAGCTTATATTTGCCTTGCTTCGCAGGACCGTCATCGACGGGAGTGTGACCGAGCAGTTCGAGCACAGCGGCTGAGCCGTGCCACACCGGTCTTTTCTTGTTCCACGTCTCAAGCATGAAGATGAGATGCCACGGTCCCATCTTCCAACGATATTCATCGACTATCGCCATGTTGCGATCGTACGCGGGGAAGCGCTGTGCAATCGCACGCTGCTTGGCGCACTTCTTCTTGAAGGACTCGATGTCCCACTTAGCTATAAAGTCGAGGCCAGTAACCATAATGCTCAAATCGGAAGTGTTTCACCGCTCTAAACGCGGGAACCCCAGAAACGGCGGACCAAATACACCGAGGAACTGTAACAAAATGACCACCAGAACCAGCGCCATAATCACGCGAATGACTACTCTAACTGGTGGTGGCAGTGGTATCTGTCCCAACAACCAGTCGAGGAGATAGAACACCAACCCGAGAATTACGAGATAAAAGATTAACGATATGAGGCTTATCATCGCGGTTGCTCGTCGACTACTTGCGCCAACCCCATCGCTTCAGAGAGCGACGATGCGCCTGCTGCTGCATGACCATTAGTCACTGGTGGAGCGAACATTTCCGGCTGCGTCGGCGCTGCCAATGCCGGAGCCGGTGCGAGTGAACGATCCATACGATCCTCAGCTTCGATCTGGTTGGCCAAGGGCTGATGCAGACGACAGTACCAGCTACCGGTGCGGTTGAACTGGCTGGGCTTGGTCTTGTAGATGCCCTGTCGCCCGCAATGGACACAGGGATTGGTCACAACTGCTGATGCTGCTGGAGTCTGATGCGTTTCACCGCCGATACGCGGGAACCCGGCTGTATTTAGACCAGCTGCCACCAGCAGCGTTCTGACCTCGTCCAGTTTACGGGCGCAGACCATAAGCGCCGCAGCCTTCATCGCTTCGCTGAAACCCTGCTCATAGATCTGTTTCGCCGAGCGCTGGATTTCCATATCCAGCGACATTTGCCGGCGTCGGCGACGGCGCTTCGGCTTATCCACGCGGTCTAAACGTTTCACTGCTGTATACGCAGGAACCTCACCGGGGTCTAAACGGGTCGTGGTACGTGCGCGCCTGCTGCTGAAATTGTTTTCTTCCATGATCCGCCAGTTCACTTCGTAAGATGTAGTCGTCCTCTTCGCACATGCCGCCGTGTTCCCAAGTGGAGAGCGGGTCGCGCGTCCACATTGGGTTGCGGCAGTTGTGGCACCTCGTTGCAATCCACGGAGCAGTCAGTGGCGTACCGGGTCGTTCACTGGCTATTCGCCACCGCCGCCGATCAATCGGAGCTGGGTGCATCGGGGGGCCGTCGATAATCGAGACGAGCGGCGTTTCACTGCTCTTATACGCAGGAACCTCTGCAGTCGTGCCACTGCTTCCATCGCTAAGTTTCACTGCTGTTTGCGCAGGAACCTCTTGTCCCATCGTCCTGATGCCATGCCCTCGTGCCCACTTCTGCCATGTACGCCTGCCACAGCCGCATGCACACAAATTCGGTGGTTCTGATGGTGGCGGCGCTGAGCGTTTCAGTTTCACTGCTTCATCCGCGTCATCCGCAGGAACCGCTTCTTCCGGGGGCTTAACTTTGCTCCATAGTGCGCTCAGCTTTTCGATGTTCGCCTGCTGCTGTGCCGCACGTTCGGCCTCCTGCTTTTCCAGATACGGCGCACGATGACCGGAACGAAAGCCGCCAGCGTCTTGCACCATTTCGCCGCAGCCGCAGGCACATTCGAACTTCGCGTAAGCCACTTAGACCTCGCCTCCTTGATCTTGCGCGCCCGGAGGCGGTTGCGGTGCGGGACCACCAAAGCCACCAAACGCACCCATACCCTTGGCTAAAGCATTAGTGATGTTCAGTTTATGTTGATGACCTTTGTGCATCAGGTCAGCGACATCTTTGCCGCGCTGATGAGCATTCTTGAGCCGCTCCTGTTCCATCTGATGCTGCTCATACTGACCCTTCTGCCCTTGTGATACCGCTTCGAGGGCGAACTTTGGTCCGGTCAGATTCGAGCGCATATCAATCTCACGAGCCTGCGACATCGCTTTCTTCGCTTGCGCGCTACGCAGCTGCACGTTGGCCTGCACCAGTTCCGGTGGATCCTGTTTGCCCCGTCCCTTCTGCGGCTGCCCCTTCTGCTGTTGCTGCATCTGCGCCGCCTGCTTCTGAATATCGGTGACCAGTTGGCTCGGGAAGGGGCTGTATTTCAGCAGCTGGAGGATCATCTGACCCATGCCGAACTTCATCAGGGCCTGCAGGATGCCGCTCTCCATCAGATCACGCCACACTGCGGCTTTAAGGTTCGGGTTATGTTTCACGCTGTCGTCGAGCACCAGACTGTAGTGCCAGCGATCAGGGAGCGATTCCTTGAGTAACGGTGCTGACTGACTGTTAAAGTCGCCACCGACTTGGATAATCTGACCCTGCGACCAATATTCGCGGATGAACTCGAGCGTCATCGTGGCTTTCTCTTTGTGATGACGCCGGAGATTGTCAAAGAACCAGCCGAGGACCACGAGACCAGCCTGCGTACGACCCTGGGCGGTCTGGGAGGGAGTCTGACCGGTAGCCTGACCGATCAGTTCCGCGTTGACGCCGCTCACCAATGTCATCGCTTTCTGAGCCTCGCTATAAAACATCGGGAGCTCAGGCGGCAGTTGGGTCGGAGTACGCGGCACTATGTCGTTCTTGATGTCGCTCTCGTCAGTGACCGGAATCCAGGCATCGGGTTGAGACCATGCATCCTGTGCGCGGCGGGGATCGTCAAATGCGCGAGGCTTGAAGAGTACGCCGCCCTTGGCATTGCTGATGTGGAAGGCGAGCGCACTGCTGATGGCTTTGTTCTGGGTCTTTTGCGGGTCGATCATGTTGCGGACGAGGCCGTACCAGCGCTTCTTTTCCTCGTCCCACTGTCCGGTCATGCACAACAGCGAAAACCCACCGGGGAGATCGACCGGTTCCTCCAGTTCGATGCCGCGGCAGTACATGCCCTGCCGAAAGACCGGCTGCATCTGCTTGACGGCGGGAGGTGGAGGCGTACCAAGCATCTTGGCGCGTTTCTTCAGACGGCCCCACTGCACCTCGTCGAACTGATTTTCCTCACCCGTCGTTTCATCGATGAGGCGGAACACAGGTTGCATGTCACGCCATTGGTACTGAACGACAGTCACGTCCTTTTTGGGACCACCGCCCCCCACTTGCGGGTTAGCCTGCTGATTCGCTCGACTGTAGTAAGGCGTAACCAGCTCATATTTATCGGTGGCCCCAAAAGGCGTATCAGGGGTGGAGAGATCAACTGAAGCCAGTTTCTCTTCACCCCAAATCTGTTTGAACTTTTTACGGGAGATAGGTTTCTTGCGGGCGCACCACTCACGCCCCTCGAGATTCTCCTTTTTCTGATTGTTGGGATCCCATCTCATTTCGTCCCACGGCAACCGCTCGTAGATGACCCGTCCGTTAATGTCGTCGGAATAATCCATGCGGATTTCCGACCAGCCCATGCCGGTAACTACCGCATCACGCGCTACGCGGCTCAGTTCCTCACTGGCATTGCAGAGATCATCCGCAGTTGAGACAGCCTCGCTAGCGAGATCACCAGCAGCATCGAGTTGCGGTGGAGAATCCATCGCGCGGCTGACGAAGCGGACATCAGAGCGGTTGAGCCGCTCCAATCCGCTGACCGCATCCACCGCCGGTTTGATCATATTGAAGACGATGGCGGGACGCTTGGTCCGTTCCATCGCCATGCGGTCAATGTCGTCCCACTGGTGGCCGGCGTAGAAACGATTGTCTTCTTTGGCGGAACCAATGAAGGCTTGATAGGTGGATTCGGAACTGGCGAGATCGCGCAACACCTTCTGCGCGCGTTCCTCAGCGTCATCACTGTCATTGAGCCGGGTGATCTGTTCGCCAGGAGCCTGCGACCCCTGATCGGCACCGAGAAAGACGCGGGCATAAATGTCAGTTGACTCAGCCATCACGCCACCGCGGTTTCGCCCATGCTTTGCAGTTGTTTCATGCGTTTAGTGAGATTCGCCTGAGTGGTTTTGTTCTTCACTTGCGGCAGTTCTTGTCTGAGGCGCGTCTGCAATACCTGCATCAGCATCGGCCTTTCTTCAGGTGAGGCCAGTTCCGTTGCCATCATCGCATCGGTCAGCGGCATCCCCGCCAGTACATCGGTGGCTTTAGGGTCGTTGTGGAATTGAAGGGTCTTCCTGACTTCATCGACCGAGTGACGGCCGCTGGCCAGATCACGCGACACATCGACGGGAGAAGTTGGCTTGCTGACATTCATCGCGAGCTTCTGCGCCGAGTCGGCAGAGGAGCGGCTGGGAGCGACGTTCTCGGAGCGCATACGATCGGCAGCGCTGACGCCGGGGCCGGGACTTGGACTCGGCGTCGGAAATAGGGGGGTCGGCGTTCCCCAAATCTCAGGGTGCCGGTTACCTTTCACCGCCTCTTCGCGGGAACCTGATGTCGCTGACGCAGCGTTCACCGAGTATTTCTCAACGGCTCTGCTCAAGCTCGCTCCGCGCTCGTACTCGTCGAGGATTTCCTGATCGACTTGCGTCTTTGCCAAACCCTCGGCAATGATGCTGCGGCCAATCGCCCTAGTCAGTGCGTTCGGACGGGAGAGATAAGGCGTGGGATTGCGTAGAATGTGTTCAACATCCTGCGCGAGAATCGGATCCTTCGCCATCGCTTCACGAAGACCCCTATACATCATTTCACCTGGAACCAGCCCCGTGAACGCACCAAAACCGGTGAGCGCGAAACCGGAAAACCGGCTCATCATTGGCATCGCGATATCCACCAGTGCCCAGATCCCCGCTCGATTCTTCCAACGTGTAAAGAACTGCCGCTCTTTATAGCCCCTCTGGAAGTTCTGGACGGCGGCACCTGATTCGAGAGCTTCCTGCCGCGTCATGGGTTCCGGGCTACCACCACCACCGCCACTAGGGTCCAGCCGCCGTTGAAGATTATCGCGAGTATCCGGTAACCCTTGTACACCCCCGGGAGGGGCTAACCTCGGCTCTTCTCTCGCCGCCGCAGCTTGTTCACGCGCAGTGGTCTGCTGCGGGTATGCTGCCTCCGCTTGCTGTCTGGCTAAATCAGGGTTCTGGATTTCCGGTGGTTGCTGTTTGAGTTGGTTTTCAACGGTATCAGGGATAGGTGGCTGCTGCTGCAGCGCATGGGTTTGTTCCGCACCCGCGATAAACTCAGATGCCTTTCTGGCAGCCAGTTCCGCATTGCTTCCAACACGCTCTCTGATCAGTACATCAGGGGGTGCCTCTTCTGCCGAGCGAATCCGGAATTTAAGTTGCCTCTCCAGAGCCGGACCTAATAGATGCGCGTCTCTGCGGGCTAGCTTGACGGTGATGTCGGCCAATCGGCGATTCCGGTCACCAACGTCTTGCATGACATCGTTCAGAAAGCTCTGCTTCAGTCTGGGATTCGCCTCGATCGCGGCGGCCGCAGCCTTGATATTCTTATCGTTACGAATCCAAGAGTCTTTGTTGCGGAGGTCGCTAGTCTCGGGGAATAACTCGTCGAGTATTTTCTGGTCGACATTATTGATCCATTGCGGACCATTTTCCTTCACATTAGCAGCGATCTGATCGCGCAGTTCCATGCGCGTACCGAAACCATCGTCAGCAGCGAGCTTGGAATGCTGGATCAGTTCGAGCGCTGCCTGCGGGTGTTGAGTCAGCAGTACGTTTGAGGCATCGACCGGCCGTTCAAACTGGTTCAGCCGTCGCTCGAGCGCAGGGGTGAAGTTGTTGCGGTGGTTGAAGTACTCCTCGTTGAGCTCCTGCAACCTTTGAAGATTGGCTTCTCCTGCTCGCTCGGGGGGAAGACTATCAACGTGAGCCTTGATGTTATCGTCAATGCCGTCGTTAATTGCCTCAATCGCTACCTGATTGGTGGGATCTCTCTCCCTGAGGATGAGTCCTTTAGCCTCGCGCTGTACCTTGAGCAGATCACGGATACTAGCTGGCGGATGTGCTGCGTGAGCCTGCTCGATCTCCCATCGCGCGGGACTTAAAGCATAACGCCGCTCCAGAATCTTTGCGTGGGCCTGCTCCGGTGTCTTGGGTTCAAACCTATGCCCCACCATCGAATCGTACTGAGCCTGTTCAGCGGGGTCATATGCCCTAGTGCGGTCAACGGCAGCTTCCTTTTCGGCTTGTGCAAGGAAATTTCTGACTTCCTGCGGGGATTTACCCTGAGCAGCTAGGACGTCTGCATCAGTCGGCGCAACTAGACTTCTTACCCTGTCGAAAAAGCCTCTGACCTTAGGATTTACCGGTCGATTCTTCCACTCAGGAGCGATGACGTTACCCTGCTCGTCCCGCTGCTCATTCTGCTCCTCATCCATCTTCCTGATGAGTGGATCATAATTGGTCGGTCGTTCGTCTTTGATCGTGTCAGGGATGGCTTGATCGCGCTCGCTACGCCAGTTCTCGCGATAAGCCGTTACCGGCGCTTTCGTGGCACGTCGGAAAATTCGGTCGCGCAGGCTCCGGAGAGGCCCAGACGGCATGGTGTTATCAAAGACCGGTTTGCCCTTCCTGTCCTGATTAGCCTCATCAACCTCCTGCTGAATAGCGTCTTTGGCTGCCTCCTTGCGATATTTTGTGGCGTGCTTATCCCTGGCCGCCTGCTCATCGGTTTTGATCTGTTCTTCTTCTGCAGCCGCTGCCTGCCTTTGGGCATGTTCAGCTTCTGCCTTACCGAACGTTACCTTTGCCGCATCTTCTCTCTGCTTATCAAGCGCCGTTTGCCGTTCGTCCGTTGCTTTCTCGACGAACTTAGTACGTGCCGCCTCGGCTTTGTCCTGTGCTCTTTGTCCGGCTCCTACCGCTTTGTCCTGTTGTGATTCAGTTTCTCGTCGCGCCGCCTCATCGGCACTTTGAGTCGCTTTGGTGAAGCGGTCACGGGCTTTCGCTGAAGCTGCCTCCATCTCAGGCCTCAAGGTGCCTTCGCCACCAAACATACTTTCAGCTTTCGGGACGCCATAGGCTTCGATTCCCATTGGCACACCCAAACCCGCCACCAAGCCTGCCCCTTCAGCAACCATTGGATGATTCGGGAATAGCGCGTGAGCCCCTTCCTGAGCTAGTTGCGAACCCTTTACAGAGGCGACCACTGAGCCCGCACCAAGAGCTTTCTGCGCGATCTTGGGTCCGGCCTTTTCGACTGCCTGCAGTGTGCCTTCATGTCGTAAACCAAGGTTTTCCAACCATCGGCGGGCAGTGGGACCAGTCATAGCTTCCAACACTGACTTGGCAGCTGGTTTTACCACTGCCTCTCCTGCTTCTCCTAACTCCCCTACCTCTCCACCGGGAATCAGTAACGAGGCTAAGGCCGTGTAATAGGGATGCCGATCCATCCAGTCGGTGACTTTCTTGCCCTGCCGATTCACATAATCGTAGGCTGTGCCCACGGGCGAATTGCGGACAGCATTGAACTGAAACGGGTCCACGTTCATTAAGTACGCGAGCGGTGCCGGTATAAACTGGTCCTGCGTCTGATGCTTAAACTCGGCTTCTTCCGGAGCAGTGAACCCTGATCGCGGCGGTTTTGCTGCTGGTTTCACCGCTGTTTCGCGGGAACCTGAATCACTCGCCGGCGGAGCATAAGGGACGGCGTCATCGGGTACTGGAATTGGCATCAGCCTGCTGCCTCCGAACCGGTGCGCTCTGAATCAAGATGCATGACTCCGCCCTTGACCCATCCGCTGCCTTTGGTGGGGCTGTGTACATATGTCCACCCGCCAGCATTATCCGGTGGCTCCGGTGTACCGGGAGGATGCGGTGGCCCTGCTGCTGCCGCTTTGGGTGGTGGTATGTGGATGTTTAGGCCCGGATTGTCATACCCTTGGCCGTTGTTAAGAGCATCAGCCATCTTGTTGGCCTCATTCAACGGCATGTTGTACTGCTGTCGGTGACCGGGAGGTCCGACAAGTACAGTTCGCCTTGGCCCGCCGGGAAGATACCTCTCCGCGAATCCAGGCGTGGTCGGCGATAGCACAGTTACGTTCGGTGCTACTTGAACGGGGAGAACTCCACTTGAGGGTTTGCTTTGCTGGATCTGCTGTCCCGCTTTTCTATCGATAGACTCCTGAATCTGTGCCGGTGTGGCTATCGTGTATGGATAAGGCGGATTGAAGTTCTCACCGGGCTTTATCCAAATCCCATGTGAATCACTCGAATCGTCCTTATTGGTGACGATAAGGTGCGTCCAGCCTTTGTACCCGGCTGCCTCTGCTTGTGCGTTACGTTCCTTGGTCTCAGCTTCCAGTGCTGCTTTCCGTGTGGGTACAAGTCCTGTGTTCGCTTGGTTGAGGGCTGCGGCAGACGTATTCCTCGCTGCTATTGTCGGCTGGACTCCAGCCTCTGCCCCGGCGAGCGTGCCCTGCTGTTTGTGCATCCAGTTGGTTACGAGGTCATTCCGGCTGTTGCGGAAATACTCCATCTGATCCTTAACCGGCATATCTGACAGAGCTGCGGCATAGAGGCCACTCGCCAACTCTCGCTGTTCCGGTGTTGCATCGGGATTTTGCGATATCGGAGCCCAGACATCAGTGGCCATCCGCCTGCCAGCGGTAATCTCCTGCGCCTGCTGCTGATGTAATCCCGCCTCCGCGTAGGACGCTTGGGTCTGAGCTCGCTTCAGCGGCAGGTCGGCGAGTGACTCATATGCCTTGAGTTCCTCATCGGTCAGCTTTGCCTGCTGTGCTTCCGCCTCACTAAAGCCCTTCAATCCGGTCAGCCCACCGATGCCAAGTCTACCCATCGGGCTGGTGTGCTTGGGTGCCGAGATCCCGCCAAAGTAGGCACTCAGCGCACCCTGCATGAGCGGGTTGTTGAGGAAGTTACTGATCTTGTCGAGTGTCGGGAAACCGCTCGAGTGCGACCCGAAGCTCTGAGAAATTAAGTCTTCGAGATGCTGCTCATACGGATCCTGACTGCCGCCAGCACCCGCACCGTCAATGGGAGCCGCGCTGGGATCCTGAACGTTATGCATCTGCATGACGTGTTGAAGGAGATTCGTGTTGCTCGTTGTATCGGGAGCACCTGCTGCTGGTGCTGCACCAGACGCTGGAGCGGCTCCTGCTGCCGGTGGAGCAGATGGATCTGCCGCAACCGGTGCTGCCGGGTCTGTTGCCGCAGGCGCAGCGGAAGTAGCTGTCGTAGCGTTTACACCGCTATTAACGCGGGAACCTGTTGCTGAAGGATCTGCTGGCGCTACTGCCGCTGCGGGTGCTGCTGCAGTAGCCGGTGCGCCACCTGCGGGTGGTGCGGTACCACCGCCGCCATCGGTAGGCGGACGTAGTTTCTCACCTCGCGCGATCGCGTTCCGCAGCCGGTCGTTGTAGGGAACCCAGGGTTTCAGTCCCTGTTCCTTGTACATCGCGTGTGCGACTCGTGTCTGATCTTCAGGACTCGCATCCATTGCATTTTTTGCGAGCTGCCCCGGATTAGTCCGCGACTGGATGTTCATCCCCTTCGAGTAGTGATTCCAGTTGCTGTCGGTGATCTGGAACAGTCCACCCGCGGTGCGGCCTTTAGCCCCATAGAGATAATTCGGCACATAGGGACGGAAGTCGCTCTCGTAATAAGCGGCCAAGCCGAGGTCGTTGTATGCCTTATCGGACATACCCGGAAGCCGCGGGATCGCACCGATTGGACCGAGACCGCCGCTGCCTGATGGTGGTGTAGATGCCGCAGGAGCTGGAGTAGCACCGCTATCAGGAGCAGGAGCTGCCGCTGCAGCTGCAGCATCTGCAGGTACCTTTCGTCTCACTGCTGGTGACGCAGGAGCCTTGCCTGCCACAACCTTCATATCATCGGGGGTGAGAGTCGATGGCAGTCCGGGCATCAATTCCGCCGGTATTGCCGATGGTGTACCACCGTCCACGCGACCCGAGATCGCAGACAGCTTTGCCGCTGCTGGATCAGTTGCACCACCACCAGCTGCCGCGGCCATCGCGGACAATCCAGGCATGTCATAATTTGCACCGGGATCATCGGTTGGCATACGATTCGCCAGCGCCGCCAACTGCGGCATGTTGTAGCCAGCGCCGGGAGTCAGATCTGCCCCTGCCGTTGAGCCGCTGACATCGTTTGCCGTTGCCGCCATCGCCGGTATGTCGTAATTAGCGCCGGTGTTTACACCGCCATTACGCGGGAACCCTTTTGTTGCAGGTTTGGACGATTTCATGCGATTAGCGATCACCGCCAATTTGCGCATGTCCAAATTCGCGCCCGGAGTAGGGGGAGTTGGAGGAGCCACCGCATCGCCCGCGGTGTCTGCGTTCGCTGCACTCAGATCGACTTTCGCACCTGCTGGATTAAACGCGCTAGTTGCTCCACCACCACCTAAAGCCCTAGCCGGTGGAGTCAATGGCGACGGCGTCAGTCGAGAGAGCGGGGAGCCTTGGTTATAGCCCTGAATCGCATTGAAGATCGCAGCGAGCTCGTCGGTGATTGCCATTATTTGCCTATGCGAACTGACGGGTGTTGCTGCCCATCATCAGCGCGAGCAGTTGCGCCAGTGCCGGATTCTGACCGCCGCCTCCTCCCGCACTGATGCCAGCCGCGGTCGGCATATTACCTCCACCTTGATTAGCCATCACTCCGGCAGCACCGGGTAGTTGCTGTGCCGGAGGAGTCTGCAGAGGAGCTACCGGCTTGGGAGTCATCTGCTGAGGTGGTGCAGCCGGTGGTGGTGTCGGCTGCGTGTTCTGCTGCTGACCCTGTCCGCCACCCATCACAGCTTTTGCCGCTTGTTGTGCCGCTGGTGACTGCATCACCTGACCAGTAGGTGACTGGAGAAAACTATTGAGTTTCCCCATGATCCCTCCACTGCCGGGAGCGGCTCCCTGCTCTGTTGATGCTCCAGTAACCTGATTCTGCAGTGAGCTCAGGAGCGGGTTGCTGCCCAAGGCCGAATTGATGTCACCCATTCCCGGCGCGCCACCGGTTCCAGGTGTTGCCAAGTTTGGAGTCGGCCCGGGAGTACCGGCACCTACTTTCCCACTGAACATGTTGCCGATCCCACTGGCCATGCTGCCCAATCCGCTACTAGCCATTCCCGGTAGATTACTCAGACCACTCAGCCCGAGGCTGCCTGTCAGGCCACCGCCGCTGGTCATACCTGCGGTACCACCGGCACCGAGGGCTGATAGACCCTCTGCACCGCCACCGGCCAGCCCACCGACCATGCTGCCCATGTTGGCTCCGGACTGACCGCCCGCCCCTTGTCCCGCCATCTGCCCAACCCCGGACATCATCAGGGGAACCCCGATTTCAGGTGCGCCGAAAGCGGTGGCCGCAGCGCCACCGACCGTCTTCAGACCCCCGAAGATGTAATTATTTGAGCCGCCACCACTCATATTAATTTACTGCTTTCAGTTTCACTGCAATTACGCAGGAACCTAGTTTTGCCGCGCGGCTATCCGGTCTTGCCGCGCCTGTTGTCTCGCTGCTACTTTCTCTTGTCGCGCTTCTTTTCGCGCTGCTACCTTCTCTTGCCTTTGCTCTTGCCTTGCCTGTCTCAGTTCTTGGCGTAGCTCCTTCGGGGTCTGCTGAGTTGTCGGGCCACCCTGAACGGGAGCAGGCGGGGGTGCAGGAGCCGGTGGTGGAGGTGCAGCGGCAGTTCCGGCAGCTCCTGGCGAAAACATCCCACCGAAGCTGCTGGGACTAGGGGTACCAGCATTCATACCCCCGCCCATTACGGGATTGGCAGGATTAGGATTCGTCGTCAGACCGCTGGTGAAGCCTCCCAGCGGATTTGACCCACCATAAAGACCGGCTAATTGAGATGCCGCAGCCGGTGACGTTGCACCGGCAAACGCCGCAGGATTCTGCGCTGCCATGTTTTGCAGAAAGGGACTACCCGAGATCATCGGGGAGAACAGCGAATAGGCACTCCCGCTAGGATCGATCTGCTGGAGCATCGAGGCTGCGGCCTGCCCGCCACCTCCGCCGGCTCCACCACCAGTCGTGGTGACACCGGTATTGGCACCACCGGTCGGAAAGCTTTCGCCCGGTGTGTTGAACCAACTGGACGGGACGGTGCTGCCGGGAAAGACATAGCCCATCAGGGAGGAGAGATAAGCCTTGGCCGGCTCACGCTCCCACTGCGGCAGCTTTTGGTTGCTCTGCGTGGTGGTCTGTTGTGACCCGCTACCGCCGCCTCCGCTCATAGTTCGCTCTCCTTATGATCACGATATATTCAGTTTCACCGCCAGTACGCGGGAACCTTTATTTACCTGCCGCGGACGAGGGTGAGGTACCAACCTGCACGCTCGTACCACCACCGCCTGACGCGGTACTCAAGCCTTGTCCCAGATCACTGAGAGCTTGTAGTGGCCAGTTCGCCTGCCCAGTCAGATTCTGATACGCCGTGTTGAGGACGTTCTGCGCCTGCTGTTGGCCTGTAGCACCAGATTGCATGAGTTGTTGCGGAACCTGATACATCGCGTTGGTCAGTTGCGGAGCCATCTGACCGGCATTCTGCGCCGCCTGTAGCTGCTGACCGTAGATGTTGCCAGCCTCCTGCATGCCCTGGCCGTACAGGCTTGTAGCATTCCCCATCCCTTGCCCTAACAAGCTGGCGGCAGTACCGAGACCTTGCCCGTACATGTTCGCCGCGGTGTTCATGCCCTGCCCCAACATGCCGGTAGTTGCGCTCAGATTTTGCGCATAAGCAGGCTCATAAATGCCCGCCGCGAGATTACCTAGGCCCTGACTGAGTGCGTTCTCGGCATTGCCGTAAGCCTGCGCCTGACCTGCGCTGCCGAGCGTACCGGTCTGCGCAGCGTTCTGGAGGATACCGGGAGCAACCGTTTGCTGGAATTGCTGGGTGAGCGGCTGTGCCGCAGCATTGAAGTATTGTTGCAGGTACTGATTGTCCGATGGGTTCATCAACCCACCGCCCATGATGTTGGAAGCCATACCCGCACCTGCCTGCTGGTACTGGTTGGCTAGGGCGTTTTCATTACCGAGCTGTCCGACCGCATTACCGGTAATCGCGTTCTGATTACCAAGTTGGCCGATCGCGTTATTCATCAGCGCGTTCTGCCCACCCAGATTACCAACGGCATTACCGGCGATGGTGTTTTGCCCGCCGATCGCGTTGCCGGCGTTGGCACCGATCATCTGCTGCTGATTGGCGGCATTGCCGAGGAAGTTCTGCGCCCAGGGGGTTATCTGGGAGACGAGGTCCATGCCCTGCTGCTGCTGCTGTGTCAGCGGAGCTATTTGTTGGTAGGGAGTCATCTCCATACCGACTTGGGGAGGAGCAACGCCGCCACTGCCTATCGATCCACCGGCCTGATTAGCTGACACGGTTACCCCGCAAGTTGGTAGTTTCACCGCTCATACGCGGGAACCTTGTTTATACTTTCGCTGTTATCGTCACCCAGGTCGCCGACCAGCCAAATTTACGAGCGAAGGCTTTTGCGCGACGCGGGCGCGTAACCCACGTAATCTCACTAGTTCCGTAGACTGTTTTAGCGATATTAGCAATATGGTTCCATACACTAGCTACCACCGCCGGCATATGGTCGTCTGGTAGCCACTCTCGCATCGGGATGTTCCAGGCACACCAGACAAACAACTCTGGCTCATAGTTAAAGATGCGTTGCTGCTTGGAATAGACTAGGAAACCCAACATACGCTCGTCGCGACGAGCCATGACACAGTTAACCTGTGCCCCTTTCATCGCTGCATAAAGGTCTTCCGGGAGCCAGTTGGGTTGCATGTCGCGCTTTACATCGAGCATCCCACGCAACAAAAAGGGCCAGAAGTGGTGGAGCTCCTCTGGCTTTAACTCGATTAATTCAGTTCGCGACACCGCTGTTCGATAGCTTGCTCAAGACGTACGACTGCGGGTCGGTGTTTTTACTCGGCGTCTTCAGATAATCGTTGATCTGCTGCATCAACTTCATTTGTTCAGGGGTGTATCCACCTTTGTTCCCCTTCGTCCAATCTGAGGTCTTGAACATGCCGCCACCGCGGATGTACTCCTGAGCCTGCACCTGCCGCAGAAAACGATCGTAACTCCTCATATTACTGTGCGGCGATAAGTCGTAGGGCTGAGGCTGATCTGCCGCCATCGATTCCGCCAAACCTTTTACATAAACCTGCCGTGCGCTGGCGTGCTGTTCCGGCGTCATCGACTTGATGAACTGCTCCGTGAAGCCCTGATACGTGGGATCGGTGGCTTGCAGCCAATGGAGCGACTCGAGACCGAGCGTTTCCGGCCAGCTCGAAGGATCGGTCAGGGGTTTGTTGCCCCGCAATTGAACGTGCCAGTTATCAGGTGTCGGATTGCCCTCCTCGCCAGGAGGGTATGTTTCGCTCCAGTCCTTGCCCGTCCCTTTGCTCATCTTCACGTCCCAGTTTGCGAGCCGGGGCCACTGCTGCTTAGCCTGGGCTATAGCTGCATCAAACGCACCCTGATCGTTTTCATCGTTCATAAGTTTCACTGCCGATACGCAGGAACCTCAATCATCATCGTCGTCTACGTCGTATCCGCCGTCACCGATATTTCGCGGTTTGCTCCAGATCATCTCTGACGGTCTGATCACCTTGCCCACCGCCTCACCATCATCAAGCGGCAGCAGACCGAAATGCGCCAGCCCCTCAGCTTCGTCGGCACAGTCAGCGTCATGCTGCTTATCCATATAATCGAGGCGCTCGAGCACTTCGCGCATATGCTGGTTCATGATGTTGAGCCGCTCGCTGAGCTGCGACACAGTACGCATCGCTTCAACCACCTCATCGGTGTGAGCGACTAGATGGGCGAATTTACTTTCGTCACGCACGAGAGCACCCCGCATATCCGTAATCTGACTAAGCACCAGTGCCATAAAGTCCGGCCACTGCGCAGCCATCGCGGCGTAGCTGTTCTTGCCGTTCGCGAGCTGACGGATGCGGGCTACTACCGCACGGGTCCAGAGCATCGCCTGCGGATCGAGGTCGCCGGTCTGTGCCCACAACTCCTTGGTATCGAGATTGGCCGGTATCAGATCGACCGGGGGATGGTAATTATCGCAGCCCTCGATGGCACGGGCACCATAGGTAGGTACCCCTTGTTGATCCCTGCGGAGGATTCCCCAGGGGTGTGATTTGCCGCATACGCATGGCCTCATTTCATCTTTCATAAAACCACCTCTACTTCATCTTATAGTCACATGCTCGATCTCCCGATAATTCTCACCCAAGATAAACCGCATACAGTCACAGCCCCTTTCCCGGCATACCCCTTCCTCGTCCTGATGCAGCATCCGAGTGTGACCGCAGAGGCAGAACTGCTGATGCCATACGCTGGCACAATGCGGTCTGCGTGAGATTCGTTTCACTGCCATTACGCAGGAACCCCAAATAACTCCCCCTGGCGAGCGGGTTCGCATTGATGCTTGCGAATAATGCGAACAATGTGCGGGCGCATGGCATCCGGATACACGGCGAAACAGTGCGTACCCTTACCGTTGGTCTTCTCGCGAAGCTCCTTGGGTGGCAGTTCGCCGTGGATGGAGAACCACAGATCCCGTGTCTCTTCACCGACCGCCCAGGAGAGATTGGGAGTGATGTCCACCCTCTCTTCACGCATGACATCAATCACTGTGATGCTCATGGTCTTCCCCGTTCCGTTTCACTGCTCTAAACGCAGGAACCTTACGGTTCGTACGTAACGGCGGTGAAACAAGAGAAGTTTCACTGCTAGTACGCAGGAACCGCCGCCTCATCGTTTCACCGCCCGTACGCGGGAACCCGTACTGCCGCTTACACCACGACGATGCTGTCCGATGGTGGGGCGGCGGTGGAGCCGAGTGCGTTGGTGGCGGTAACCACGCAGGTCGCAGTTTTGCCCACATCATCGCTTACAATCGTATAGTCCGCGGCATTGGTACCGACATCGGTCCCGTCCAATTGCCACTGGTAAGCGTAGAAGGTGGGTACGCCCACCCATTCGCCCATTGTGCAGTGCAGCACACTGCCGCTCTGCGACACGTGCGGCACTGTCGTGTTAACGGGAGCACCGGCGGGGTAATTACGCTCCATCAGGTATTGGCTGGTTTCTTCGGCATAGCTGAACACTCGCCAGCCGTAGTGCCCGAGGTCATTGACCTCATCGAGCGTAGTTGACCACCGGTATTCATATCGATCCGGCAGTGCCGTACCTTTTGTTTCTGCTCTTGCCATGATTTACCTTTTTCGCTGAACCTCAGTGTTTCACTGCCACTACGCAGGAACCTTGCTTTGGATTATAGTTTCACTGCCCAAACGCAGGAACCTACCCAGCCATCCAACTACCACCAGAATCAGCACCTCTATTACCAAATGGACTACCACCATACTCCGCATCCCCGCGGTAGCGCCTCGGCCACACAATATTAAGGGCCGGATCGAACAGGCGGCTCAAAGCGTCCAGCATGTCTCGCTGTTTGGGATTGTACGGCCATAACAAAAACTCATCATTAATAAAGTGCTGCACCAAGTCGACTTCGCTGCCGTCTTTCAGCTTTTTCTTGATGCCGTCTTTAGGAAAGAGAATGCGCCGGTCACGGAAGGGAGGGATCAGCCAACCGATGCGGCCGTCTTTAGACATGCCGCCGGACAATTGTACGATCGTAAACATCTGGTTGAGTTCGCGCATACGGAAGTGGAAGTGCTCGATGTCGCACTGCATCCCGTATTTCTCGTAACCAACCTTCAGCGGATCCCAGCGGGTCACCGCCTGGAACACCGCCTCCCAGCGCTCCTCAAGATCCAGCTTGTCGCAGATCACGTCACAAATCCGAACGCGCTTGTCTGCTCCAAGCGCTACCACCCACAGGGCGAAGCGGCTGTTGCTGTCGGGATTATTGCCGGCCGGATCGACCAAGACGTATTTGTTCATGCCGGTGAGCGAGTCGTCCTTGGCGTCCCAGTAATCCAGCCACTCGTGGCTGAAGCCAACCTCGTGAGGATCCTTCGCCTGACTCGGGTCGAGCAGAATCTGCAGGGCGAAGACCTTGGGGGACAGGGCGGATTTGAAAAAGGAGAACTTCTCATCGCTCAGATAAGCGGGCTGATGATTCTCATCAAACGGTCCACGCAGCCTGAGCTTGCCCACTCTGCGCTTGATCAACTCGCTGGTCGTATCGCCAAACTCCTGAAAGGTCGCGATGTATCTGAAGATGGGCGGGTCGGAGGCGGTCAGCAGCAGCGAGTTATCAAACTGCTCGGTAGTGGTGGCGATCATCAGGGTCGAGGTCTGATCCCGCGCCACGACATCATCATATATAAGGCGGCGGTAGCGCTTGCCGACCGGCTGTCCATCGACCAGACCCCACGCCTCGATGGTGGCCTCTTTGGGATTACCCTTGCGCTTGACGGTGATGCCGTCATTCTCGCCCCAGCTTACCGAGGCGGTGCGGCACTCATGTTTGGGATCCTGCCACAAGACATCATCGAAGAGATCCTTGAGGAGCTGGTTGGTTTCGAATTCCCGCTTGATCAGGGTCAGGAAGTCCTTGGCCATCGGGCGGGTATGGCTGAAGAAACCGAACGTCACCTCGGGATCATTGAGGATATCCTGAATGGTCAGCCCGAAGGTGATGATCTCGGATTTGTACGACTCGCGAGGCCACAGGTCGAGGTGATTATTGGGATTCTCTTGGACCTCAGTGCAGCGTTTAAAAGTCCAGCGAGTCTTTCGCTCGTCCGCCAGGAAATGCTTGCGGTTGAGAAGATAGACCAGCAGAAAGAAGAGATCGTGTTGTCCCAACCAGCGCAGATGATCACGGCGCATCGGGGCGGAACAGTTGCGGGTTTCCGTCCACCACCACTGGGCATTAGCCGGCGAGGTGGAGCGGTGCAGCGGTGGATGTTCGGCGCAGGCGTTGGTCTTGCGCAGTGCGCCGATTAAATCCTCAAAGCCGTTACCCCGTTTAGGCATTTACCTGATTCTCTTCAAGCGTTTCACTGCCGGTTACGCAGGAACCTAACCTTCACTCATCGCTTCGTTTCACTGCCGATACGCAGGAACCTAGTCTATTTTCTCAGCGAGTTTTTCGTCCTCCGCTGCCAGCTCCTTCAATAATTCACTCATCGCCTCGGGATGGTTACGCAAAGCGCGTTCGATCCGCTCAATCGCCCAGCGCGGGATCCCGCTGGCGTCATGGCCCATCTCGCGGCGTACCTTGACGATGGAGTCGAGGATACCGCGCAGCGTATCGAGCGCCGACAGGACTAACTTCTCGTCAACGGTAAAGCTCTGTACGTGCTGCTGGAGGTGAGGATCCCAGACCTTGAGTGCTGATTTACTGTGCTTGGCCCGCCACACGCACATCCGTCCCTCTTGCCAGAGATCGACGAAGCGCTCGTGAATGTCCGCCCAGTCGAGCTGTTTGCCGTTACGTACCGCGGCGCGGAGCTGGTCACCTTTTATCTTGATGGCGCGGACAGGAGCTTTGGGCGGCGGCTGCTGACGGAACTTCTCCGCCGTATATTCGTTCGGGACCAGATGCTTTTCAGGTGGCTGCGGCAGCTTGTAGCCGTCTTTTTGTGTTAGTTCGTCAGCCATACGATGCCCGACCTTGTTTCATCGCCAGTTTACGCGAGAACCTCGAGATTACGTCCGTGTTTCATCGCTAATACGCGAGAACCTTTGTTTCGAAACAAACTCGGCGTTTCACTGCCTGTACGCAGGAACCTTTAACTTAAGCGCGCCCGTCGGGTTTGTTTCGAAACGTGGGGGTGGATACGTCGTCGCCGGATCTCCCGACGCACCATTCCCCGGCGGGCGCAAGCTTTATCATCTCATATTGATCCACCATCAGTGAGCATTATAGCCTCCCCAATGTTTCACTGCCGATACGCAGGAACCTAGCCGTTCGTCAGAAGTTTCACCGCCCTGACGCGGGAACCCTAGCTATGTAGGATGTTG